TTGGTCAATAGATGATTTTATAGATGTAGACTTCAATACATCTGAGTTTTGTGTTGACATAGAAAATGAATGTGTATTTATTCCTCTTAATCCAAGAGAAGAAGAAAGTAAAATGTTTATGGATTTTATTGGGGAAGAATATGGAGAATACGATATGGATGCAGATGTACTTGGTATACTGCATGAGATAGGTCATATCTTTACATATGATGAAAGTCTTGCCAGAGCAAGAGAGGTAAAAGTATTAAGATTAAGATTAGATTTTGATGCGGCCGCATCAAATTTAAAAGAATATAACTTTGCATATTTTAGGATTCCCGCAGAAATCTATGCTACGGATTGGGCTGTTGATTATTATAATATGAATCGCGAAAAATGTGATGCTTTGGCAGCAGTACTAAAAACAGAAAAAGGGATAGCATAAAGCTATCCCTTATTTTTTTATGATTCTACTTTAAACCATAAATCACCTGTTGATTGATTAGTTGGTTGTGTTTTACTAACAATCGCAGAAAAGGTGCTAAAATTACTATCATTGGTTAAATCGCTTGTTTTACTTGGAATAGTTGGTTTATTCTTAATATATGCATCGGATGAAGTAGAGGTAACGTTCCAATCTGACTGCACATTTACTTCTGCGCCTGATGCAATGCCAGATAATTTATTCTTTTCTGTTGTTGTGTAGTTATTATCCGTATGAACATAACTGCTATCTACAACTGCATTGTTGTCTTTGATGTCATAAGTGGTTCCATTCGGTAATTTAACTGAGCTAATATAAGCCACTTAAATCACCTCCTCTACTGTCCTTTTGTTACACTAACATCTGTAGTATTCTTAAGAACAGTAACCTTATCATTTGTTCCAACTGTAATTGTTTGTGCTGCGGCAGTACCTGTTCCAACATTAGTAACTGCTGTAACTTTATCATTAGTTCCAACTGTAATTGTTGGCTGAGTTGAAGTAGCTGAACTGATTCCAGTTGCAACTTGAACTTTACCAGTACCACTTGTAGTATCTGTGGCAAGAGTAACAGTTGGTTGTGAAGTAACTTTAACACCTGTTAATGCATTAGCTGTGCTTGGGGTTCCAAGTCCTGTTAATGCACTTGCGGAATCGCCAATTGTAATATCTGTTACTACTGCTGCACCAGTACCAGCTGTTGTAGCTGCACCTGTAGCAACTGTTTTTGCAGTACCAAGTGTTGTATTTGTAGCAGTTAGATTTGTACCAAGAGTAACTTTAGAAGCACTAACGTCGCTACCATTTCCACCACCAATAATTAATGTTTCTGCGGCAGCGCCACTTCCCATTGTAAAGGACCAAGTAGACTTGTTTGCAGTTACGCTATCATTACCAGTTACATTAGGAATTGATACGCTTGTATTACCAGTTACATTAGGAACTGTTGTTGTAACTAATTTCTTTGTTGTATCAGCAGATACAGACTTTACGAATGTATCTGATGTAGCATCTGGATAACCTGTTACTGCGGCCGCAGTACCATTAGCTCCTACAGCAACACCAGATGCGCTACCTTTAATATAAGTAGTCTTTGGAGTAACAGTAATAGTTGGTGTACTTGATGTGAATGTAGTATTTTCACCAAGTGCAACATCTGTTGCACCCCCTGTAAAAGTAACTGCTGAACTTGCATTGGTAAAAGTAGTAGCTTCACCAAGTACAACATCAGTTTGTTTAGTTAAAGAAACATCGGTAACTACATCAGTTAAATTTAATTGAGTATCACCTATTTTCTCCCAAGTTTTAGTATCACTGCCTATAACAACATATTCATCATAAATATCTAGGGTTTGACTACTTGGGGTAGAAGAAGACTTAACTAAATAGAAAGCACCAGATTGAGCATCTGCAGCTTCTAAAGTACCAGTCACACCACCAGCAACAACACCCTTAGGTATGGCAGCAGCATCAGGAGTTCCTGTTCCATCCCAGGCAACAATAAAAGATACACCACCAGAGATCATTTCACGTGCGACAGCATCCTTTATGTCATAGGTATTACCAGAAGGTAATGTTATTTTACTAATATCTGCCATGTGTTCTCCCCTTCTAATTTCTATTGAACACTAATAGTTCATCTAATACCTCGCCATGAATTGCTTCATAGGCATCATCTATATTGACTTTATTATTCCAAAAAACTTTTTCTTGAAGAGTCGTATGTATCTCTTGGTTTTGGATATGCTCCATTAGAATATCCTTTGTCTTTTCATCAACAAAAGCTAAATCTTGTACATAGGCATTACCAGTACCAATTTTAATATTAGGAATATTAACTGTTTTAGTTACAGTTTCACCATACTCTTGCACTGTATAAGTTTTTATTTCATAATCATCATAAACTATTAGTTCACCAGAAAGTGGAATAAATCCTCTCGCATTATTCCAATTTTCTGTTGTATCATGTTTAATTTTTATTCTTGAATTAATTGTAGCACTCATACCACACCTCCTAAATCATTGTGGTACTTGTTCCACAATCCAATATCAAATCATCCAAAGCAATTGTTTCATTGTTAATAATAATACCATTGCCCGCGGTATAATTAGTAGAACTATAAGGTAATAAATTCCATGGAGTAATACCGTCTCCAATTTTAAATCTTTGAGTATCTATTTCAATACCCATTTCACCCTTACCAAGTATAGGATTAGCTAAAACCCAATTTTCAGTTGTATCATTTCTAAGTAAGATTCTTAAATTAATTATTTTATCCATATTCTACACCTCCTACCAATCCCAAGCATTCCCACCATAAATAGTTTCATAATTAGAAATGCCAATAGAAGAATAGGATGGACCGGTAATCCCATAAAGAAATAAATCTCCTGTGGATGTGTTCACATATATATAACCTGGTTCTCCAACCTCAGGAAACTCTGAACGAGAAGCATAATTTTTATATACATTAGTAAGATCCCTCACGGGATTTAAACATATTCTTTGAAGGACACCATTAACTTTTCCATCTATATAGAAATGTCCATCTTCTGGAGTAAAATAGGCATAGCCTATATGTAAAGGCGCGTCTTCAAAATGTTCTTTAGTTCCATAATGAACTTTAAAATGTGCCATATTTTATCCCCCTTTATTGTTCTCTTTTAATTTTTAAAAATATATTATGACAAGTTAAACAAAGCTGTCCTTATTGACTTTATTAAAAATATATGATAAAATATTATAGAAAATATGAAGAAGAAGGTGATGATTATGAATAAAGTTTATGCAGTAAGTGATTTGCATGGACAATATGAGTTATGGATGCAAATTAAAGAGTTCTTAAGTCCTAGTGATACTTTAATCTGTCTAGGCGATTGTGTAGATAGAGGTCCAAGTGGTTTTGATATTTTAATCGAAATGCTAGACAGACCAAACACTATTATGCTTAAAGGGAATCATGAAGCCCTAATGTTACAAGATTATTATACCATAAAAAATCATGAAATGCAAATTGATCCCTATTCATGTCTTTGGTTTCAAAATGGGGGATATGACACATATCAAAATATTATAAAATGTTATGGTGCAAAATGTGTTGATATGGTATTTAGAGAAGTAGAAAGACTTCCAATCACTCATATTGATTCTTGTAATGGAAAACTAATTATTTTAAACCATTGCGGCTTTACTCCCGGACTTCCTTATGACGAGTTATGGGACCGCTATCATCTAACCGATGTGTGGCCTGAGGGTTATGACAATGTATATATTATACATGGACACACACCAGTACAGCATCTCTGGCGTAAAGGTGTCTATACTGCGGCAAGAGGAACAGAAGATGTAGTGCAGTATTGCGGCGGTCATAAAATTGATATTGATTTAGGATGTTTTGCAATCTATAAAACTTGTTTATTAGATTTGGATACATTTGAACCAATCTATTTCTACGGAAAGGATTATGTAAATTATGAGAACAGAAACTAAAGAATTATTCACAATTATTATAAATTCAATAGAAGAATATAGAAATGAACTTGCTGAGCGGCCAGACGTACAAAAACTCTCACCTAAGTATCAGCAAGGTTTACAAGATGGTATGCTTTTAATTATTAAGAGATTGGAGGCGACAATTAATGAATAGATTTTTCTTTATAGGCGATTTACATGGAGATACTGCTCCTATAGGTCATCTTGATAAAGAAGTAAATTTGGATGGTTTAGACTGGGTAATTTTACTTGGTGATTCTGGAATAAATTATTGGGCAAATAGACCCAATAGGATGAAAGTAATTAAAGAAGAATTTGGATGTTTCCCCTGTAAGTTCTTTGTTATTAGAGGAAACCATGAAGAACGGGCGGAAAAGCTTGCCGCCACGGATCCAGATGCATGGGAAATAATGCTCCTGGCAGATGGAATCATGGGACTGGCCCGCCGCGAAAAAGAGTTCTCTAATATCTACTATGCTCTTGATGTACCTTCAGTGTATAGAATTAATGGGTATAGCACACTTATTCTTCCAGGTGCATATTCAGCAGACAAATTCTATCGTTTAGAGCGTCATTATAACTGGTTTGAAAATGAACAGCTTTCAGATGCAGAACAGGTCATAGGTAGAGAATTGGCATATTTATCAGACCATTATGATTTTATTCTTTCTCATACTTGTCCTGTTGAATATGAACCAACAGATTTATTTCTTCCTATGATAGACCAGATAACAGTTGATAAAACTATGGAATTGTATTTTTCAGATATTAATAAGATTACTAAATCTAACTTCTGGATATTTGGTCATTATCATGCTACTCGTGTATATCCACTACGACCAGGCGAAGGGCAGAAAATAATGCTATTTCAAAATGCTATTGAAATGAGCGATATTTTAAAAGGAAATTATTGGGCAACAATATAGTTGCCCATTTATTTTTTTAAAATTTTATGATATAATAAATTATAAAGTGAAAGGAAGTGATTTTGAATGTATGTAGATAGAGATAAAGCAATTTGGTGGTTTATAGAACATTTTACCAAAGAAGATTCATATACTGTAGAAGGTCAAAAAATATTCCAATATATTGATACTCATATGGATATACCGACTTATCAAACTGCTTCTGAATACAAGAATGATTTTGAAGAATCTATCGCCAATGGCTGGATTTATGGATAGAAAGGAAATAATTTATGTTTACACAGTCTATTGAATTTGGTCTTACTAATGGCATCACTGAAATAGTTAATTTTACTGTTTATGGCGATGGTGATGAAGCTGCTGATATGCTTTATAGCTTAATTATAGATTATTGGAAATCTAAGGAGTGGCAGACCAAAGGAATTAATTTGCCAACTCAGGAAGATATTACTAATTTTATTTTAAATAATGAAGACTTAGATGATAAAGAATATTATTTGTCTAATATAGATACATTATTTGTAGATTATAATTCAATGTTTGAAGATAAGTGGTTTAGATTTGTATGAAGACTATGAATTTATTGGCAGGACAAGCGATGTGATTGCAGCCGCGCAATTTATAACAAAAGGGTGAAATTATAATGAACAGTAAACCTCCTATTGGTATTACTCCTCGTTGGTTCCTTGATGAAAAACGCGAAGCAGAAATATGGAGAGCTATTACAAAATATGGTGAAGCCGGTTATCCAATTCCTATGGAGTGGTATCAAGAATTAGATGAAATTATTGAGCGTTTATCTCCTATAAACCTATATATGAAAGAAAATGATTATTAATGAGATGTAACACCATTTTATTCTCAATGTGGTGTTGATATGAAAGGAATAAATGATGAAATTTCTTGTAAATGAATTGCCAGACTTTTATGATGACTGTCCATTCAGCAAAGAAGAATGGAGAAACGAAAGTTGGGTAGCGATTTGCACTTTAATGAGATGCACATGTAATCTCAATAATTCCCGATACGCAACCGAATGTTATGGTCTAAAAGAATTAAAAGGAGGAGGTGATATTTATGAGTAACAATACAAGATTAATTTGGGAATTTTTAAAAACCCATCAAGTTGCAGAAATGTCAGAAATAGTGACAATATTTAATATAGAACCTCGTTCATTTTGGGCTTGCACAAATACATTATTGCAAACTGGATGGATTAATCGTAAGAAATTATGCGATATTGAAGGCGAACATATTTATATTGAAATATCAAAGTATGGAAGGGAGCTGATGTTGAATGAGATGTCTTGATGGGTGTGGATATTACTATGCAGACCTTGATGATGAGTGTAAGCCTTTGACACTTAACTATTGTCATTTCTCTGGGCCAGAAGGATACGCGCCATGTGAAGCAGAGCCGCAAGGCGAATATGGCTATGAGTCACTTATAGATGATGAAGAATACTGGATTCATGAATTTGGTCAGCCATATGATTATGGTGATGATTATTGGATATAGGAGGGCAAAATGAAATTTAAAATTGTGCGAGCTTCTACGTGGGAGACTCTTGAAATTATAGAAAAAAATAGTTTAGAAGATGCTTGTGCCTATGTAATTAAATGGTATGGAGAAGATTCTGATACTGATATAGAAATATTATAATGAGGTTATGATATGCTAAATAAAGATAATCAAAGAGAACTATGCTATGTAGTAACAATAGATGAAATCAAACCAATAGAAGATAAAGATAGGGTAGAGTGTGCGGTTGTAGGCGGCTGGACTATCATGGTTAAGAAAGACCAGTTCCATCCTGGTGATGCGGGAATTTATTTTGAAATTGACTCTAAGGTTCCTGCGGCGGCACCGTTTGAGTTCCTTGAACCTAAGCACTATAAGATTAAGACCCAGAAATATGGAAAGTTCTATTCACAGGGTCTTCTGATGCACCCATCTGATTTTGGTTGGGAAACTGCAATTGAGCCAGTTGGTGGAGTAAGAACTGAAGTCATTATAGATGATGAGGGTAAGGCACATTATCCAGATGATGAATCTAGATTCCTTACTAAAAAACTAGGTGTTGTATACTCTGTCAAAGAAGATAACAAGCGTAAGGGTAAAGGCCCAGATAAATATGCAAAGATGGTACAGCGCCATAGAAAGCTTTTTGCTAAGGCACCTTTTAAATGGCTAATGAGGAGAACTTGGGGTAAGAAATTCCTGTTTGTTTTCTTCGGCAAAGCGAAAGATAAAAGAAATTGGCCAGCTTGGGTTTCTAAAACAGATGAAGAACGTGTTGAAAACATGACATGGGTGCTGGAAGATAAAGGACCATGGATTGCGACAGAAAAGATTGATGGAACTAGTACAACATTCACCATGAAGCGCGGCCGCGGACCTTTCGCCAAGAATGAATTTTATGTCTGCTCCCGCAATGTAATGTTTGATGAACCAAATAAACAGTGCTTCTATGATTCCAATGTATATCTTGAAATGGCTGAAAAATATAACATCAAACAGCATCTTGAGGATATGCTTGGTAACTATCCTGAATGGGATTGGGTTACTATTCAGGGTGAAACATACGGCGCAGGTATTCAAAAAAATAACTATGACTTAAATGACCATAGATTTATGGCTTTCAACTTTATTACATCAGCTGATGGACGTTGGAGCACACCAGCAATGAGAGTATATCTTGAAAGTGGATATAATATTCCTTGTGTTCCAATTCTTTCTATAGCATATCAGCTTCCAGATACTGTTGAAGAACTTCGTGAATATGTCCATAGTGAACCATCAACTGTCAATGGAAAAATTAAAGAAGGTATAGTATTTAGAAATCCAGAAAGTACAATATCATTCAAATGTGTTGACCCTGCTTATCTAATTAAATATCATTCATAAAATAGAGGTGGAAAATATTCCACCTTTATTTTTTTAAAAAATTATGATATAATAATATATATGAATGAAAGAAGGTGGTTAATAATGGGAATTAGAATGAATCAATTTTTTTGTACTAAGTGTGGTAATAGAGGATTTGATATACCAAGAAAGGAAAATCGACAGCGACCCTCTGGTCATTTAAAGAAACTTTATTGTATTCATTGTCATGAAGATACTAATCATGTAGAAGTACGAGATTTAGGCAAATATACTTATAGAGATTTTTTGTGCGAATTTAATAACGGCAACTTTGATTCGGAAGGTAATAGAGTAACGACAAATTGGAAAGGTTTTGTTAATAATATGAAGAAGGAGGGGAAATATTAATGGCAACTTTATATGTAATGTGCGGCATCCCTGGTTCTGGTAAATCGTATTATTGTAAGAAACATGCAAAGGATGGAGTTCATGTTTCAAGAGATACAATCAGATTTGCATTACTTGAAAATGATGATAATTATTTTGCTCATGAAAATGAAGTATATGAAATTTTTTGGGAAAAAATAAATAAAGAATTAGCAGCTGGCCATAATGTATATGCTGACCAAACTTCTTTAACTCCTAATTCTAGAGGATGGTTACTTGCACATATTAAGGTACCTTGTGAAAAAGTTGCTATTGTAATGAATGTTCCTTTTGAAACTTGCCTTGAACGCAATGATGCAAGAAAAGGCAGAGAAAGAGTCCCTGATAAATCAATGTTAGGTATGTACGATAGCTTCTCATTTCCTACTATTGATGAAGGATTTGATAAAATAATAACAATATATCATTGTTAAAAGGTGGTGATATAAAATATGATATATTTTACTTCAGATTGGCACTTTAACCATGATAAGGATTTTATTTGGAAGAAAAGAGGTTATAATTCAGTAGAAGAAATGAATGATGACCTTATTAATAAAATCTGTTCTACTCTTGATGAAGGTGATGAACTATGGGTTCTCGGTGATTTAGTTATGGGGGATATTGACAAGGCGGCGGCGGTGCTTTCCCGCATCCCATACTCAGTCCATTTCCTGGTCGGTAACCACGACACTTTAAGAAGAGTTAATCTATATGATTCACTTGGTTGGGTAAATCATGAACGAGCAATTCAAGTTACAGATGGTAATTGGGATTTTTATCTTTCACATTATCCAACTATTACAATGAATTATGATGATGTGAAAAAGCATCATCCACTTATTAACCTACATGGACATACTCATTATCAGAATAAATTTTATAATAATAATCCGTATATGTATAATGTCGGAGTTGATAGTCAAGATGGCTATCCAGTAAGTATTGATAAAATTAAAGCAGATATAAAGGAGAAATTGAATGAGCAAGAATAAGGTATATCTTTATGACCATTTTTGTGACCCTGAGTCTGGATATTCGGAGGTGTCTCTGATGACGCCGCAGGGTGTCTTTGTTGGAACTGCTAACTGCAATCTTGATGAAGATGTATTCAATGAGATTACAGGCGGCAGTATTGCAGAACTCAGAGCATGGAAGGCATATTATAAATATGAAATTCGTGTTCGCAAGTTTGCACTTCACGAACTTGAAACTGTATATTCTCAGATGAGAAAGACTAAAGCCTGCACAAGAATCCTTGATAGGATTGAGGTTCTTAAGCTGGAAATTGACCAGTGCATGAATGAACTTGCAGGTGTGAATAAGGAAATTGACGCACGCATTGAAAGACTGGGCAAAAAGAATTAATTGAGATAATAAAATTCTTATAAAATATAGCTATAATCGAAAGGAGGATTAGCTATATGGATATAGGAACTTTTATTATTCAATTATATGTGCCTATTATAGTAGTTGCATGTTTAGTTGTAGGGTATATAGTAAAAATGTGGATTAAAGATGTAGATAATAAATACATCCCTACTATTGTTGCTATATTAGGAGCTTTGCTCGGCGGAATAACATTAGGCTGGACCTTACAATCAATTGTAGCTGGCGCCGTTTCAGGACTCGCCTCAACAGGACTGCATCAATTATTTAAGCAATTAATTGAAGGAGGTTCTGGATTGAAAGGTGAGGTAATCGAAGATGATTAATAATTTTGCATTTTGGATTGTACTGTTCGTAATTTGCTTTGCAGTTGGAATGTTCTTAGACAAGTTTATTAAGAAGTCAAGAGAAGAGAAGATTCAAGTAGTTAAAAACTGGCTATTATATGCGGTTGCAATGGCAGAAAAAGAACTCGGTAGCGGCACTGGTCGCATTAAGCTGGGTCAGGTTTATGAACAGTTCCTGCTTGTATTCCCACAACTTCAGCGTGTTATCAGTTTTGATATGTTTGCAAAGCTGGTAGATGATGTTCTTATTCAGTTCCAAGAACTTGTCGAAGAGAATGTCACTATTGCAGCTGAGTTTACCGATACAGAAGGTGAATTGGTGGATATTGTAGAAGAACCATACGACGAAGAAGAAGAAGAAAATTAAAAAGAAAAGGAGAGATATGTAATGCTAAAAAAACTATGCTCTATACTTCTAGCACTCTTCTTAGTAGTTTGTACCTCTCCTATCGCATTTGCAGAAGAGGTTGAGGGAGAAATTCCTTCAACCTCAACTGAAATAGAAACAGTAGTAGAGGAAAAAACTACTGAAGAAGAAATAGAAGTAAATGCGGCGGCACCTGCTCAGGAGCAACCACAGGCTCAGGAAAAAGAAGTTGAAAAAACAGAACCTGTTATTGAAAAAGAATCAGAACCTGTTGTTGAAAAGAAAACAGAAAAAATAGAAGAACCTAAGATAATTGAGGAAAAAGTTACCCTAAAAAGTGCTCCCGCCGCAGTAAAAAGCGAGCCTCAAACAGAAGAAGAACAAACATATACTGTTACATATACCCATAGAGTATGGGATCAATGGGCAGAATGTGAAGATGGTAATCTTTTAAGTGAGGTTACTTATTCTAATGAATATAAAGTTGGCGATGAAGTTTGGATGCCAAGTATTGTAACAAATGGAGAATATTTATTCTCTTTACCTGGTCATCCTGCAGAAGTGCTTTGGGCACATGCAGGCACAGTTCTTTTAGGTGGTGGCAATCCAGAAGAATTGGGTGCAGAATTTATTTATCCAGACGGATATTTAATTCCAAGCATGATTCCCGAAAATGTAGATTTAATTTATAACTATGGCCCTCTATATGACACAGTTCGCTGTGAAGATTATATGGAGGATGATAACGGAGAATATCAATTAGTTAGTTCTTCTGACCATAGATGTTCTATAGGTTATGATGTAAAACGTGGTGTTAAAGAAATTGAAGGCTATACTTTTAACGAAGGATTAAGTAATCTTCTTGTCCATGTAACACTTCGTACTGTTGAAGATAGTTTATATAAATTAACAAGATATTATGACAAAATAAAACCAACACCAGGGCCTGAACCGGATCCGGGCATTCCTGATCCAGATCCAGAACCTGAACCAACTCCGGAACCTATTATTCCAACACCAACTCCTACTCCAGAATCAGAAAAACCTGTAACTCCAGTTACACCTGTTAATCCTGGCGGCGGTGGGGATGGAGAAGATTATGAACTAGATGAATCAACTACAATTAACACTGCTGTAGTAGAAACACCTATAAGAACTGTTTTCATTCCTGGTATCACCGCAGATGAAGAAGAAACAGATAATATTGCAAAAGCAAAAACAATTAATGAAATTAAAGTACCTTTAGCTAAAACAGAAGAAACTTGGGCACTCGTTAATCTTATTTGTGTAGTTGTTACTGTTGTAGTAAGTTTAATTCTTGTTATACTTGGTTGGTATAATAGATGGCGCCGTAGAAATATAGAACTTGATGAAAAGTATTATAACGATTATCAGTTCTGGCTAAGAAATAAAATTATACTTAGAATTGTTAATCTTTTAATAGCAATTGTATCTATTGTAGTATTTATACTTACAGAAAATATTTTCTTAAAACTAGTATTTATAGATAGATTTACTCCACTTATGGTAGTATTAGCTATTTTAGCAATTGGTGTAGCATTCTTCTCAAAATACGTTGTCAAAGAATATTATCCATATGATGATGATGATGAAGATGGCGAAGAATAAGTAAATCCATAGGGTTAGATGATATGACATCTAACCCTATTTTTTTTGTCCAAATTTTACTCCCGCCGCAATAAAAGGTAGAAGGATATGATATATTTTTGACAATTTTAAAAAAATATGATATAATTTTAATATAATGAAGAGAATAATAGATAAGAGGTAAATATGGCAGAAACGAAAAATAATTTATACAATGAACATTCAATTGAATCGTTGTCGCCACTCGAATTCACTAGGCTAAAACCGGGAGTATATGCGGGAGACACGACATACGCAACCCAGTTACTTGTAGAGATTATCTCTAATGCCATAGATGAATTTAGATTAGGTCACGGTTCTCAAATTGATGTTTCTATTGATGGAGCAAAAGTTAGAGTCAGAGACTATGGACAAGGATTTATCCCAAACAGCTTTAGAGAAGATGGTAAGACTATTCTCGAAGCTGCTTTTAGTGTGTTAAATACTTCTGGTAAGTATAGAGAAGATGGAACTTATGAAGGAACTTCACTTGGTTCATTTGGTATTGGTTCAAAGATTACTACATACCTCTCTCATTGGCTGGATGTAATAACAGTTAGAGGTGGTGAATCTGAATGGTGTCATTTTGTTGAAGGTGAATTTAACAGTAGAAATACAAAGAAAACAAATGTGCCATCTGGTACAATTGTAGAATGGGAACCATCTGAACAGTTTTTTACCCATCCAGAAGTTGAAATTAATAAAATAAAAACTCTGTTCAAAACTATAGCTTGTCTATGTCCTGGATTAACAATTAATCTTGATAATAATGGAGAAAAAATTGTTTATTCATCTGTACATGGACTTAATGATTTAGTTGATGATGCAGTTAAAGATAAAGAACTGATTAACAATAGATTCAATATGAATTATGTTAATGGGAAGAATAAAATGGATATGGTTCTAACATATACATCTAATTATTCTTCAACTCTTGTTCCATATGTTAATACAGGTCTAACAGAATCTGGTCAACATATTACACAGACTAAATCTGTTATAACAAGAGAGTTCAATAAGTTCTTTAAGGAAAAGAAATGGCTTAAGGAAAAGGACGAAAATCTATCTGGTGATGATATACAAGAAGGAATGTATATTGTATTTAATATCACCGCCCCAAATGTAGCGTATGATGCTCAGGTCAAGAGTAGAATAACAAAGATAGATATGGCTCCATTCACTGCGGCATTGGCAGAAAACCTCCAGTCATGGCTAGTCCTAAACGAGAAAGAGATTAAGTCAATCTTCGACAAGGCGGCCGCAGCTAAAAAGGCACGTGAGGCCGCGAAGAAAGCAAGAGATAATGTAAGAGCTAAAAATAAGAAAAAAGATAAGGCTCTTAAGTTTGATAGTAAACTTGCTGATTGCAGTTCTAAAGACCGTAGCAAATGTGAGATTTATATAACAGAGGGTGATTCTGCATCGGGTAACCTTAAGATGGCAAGGGATAATAAATTCCAAGCGGTTATGCCAGTTAGAGGTAAAATTCTGAATACACAGAAAGCATCTCTCGATAAGATTCAGAAAAATGCAGAGATTATGACTATGATTGATGCATTTGGTCTGACTATTGACCCAAAGAATATGAAAGTAACTTATGATAAAGAAGATTTAAGATATGGTAAGATTATTATTATGTCTGATGCTGATGTAGATGGCGCCCATATTAAGAATTTGTTTTATACTTTCATATGGAACTTCTGTCCACAACTTATTGAAGATGGATATATTTATGCAGGAGTTCCACCACTTTATAAAATTACAGAATCAAAAGATAAATACAAATATCTGAAAGATGATAATGAACTTGAATCTTATAGAAAGAGTCATGCGGGTAAAAAGTATCAAGTTGGACGTATGAAGGGACTTGGTGAAATGTCAGTTGAAGAAACTGAAGAAACACTTATTAATCCAGACTCAAGAATTATTAAGCAAATTACTATAGAAGACGCGGCAGCAGCTGGAAAACTGTTCGAGGACCTGATGGGGAACGCTGTAGTACCTAGAAAGAATTTTATCAGATTACATAGTTCGGAGGCGACATATAATGCAGAATGATATTAGAAATAAATTAATAGATTTATTAATGGATTATTTGTCCTATGCATATTGTGATAATTGTAAGCATACAGATGATATAAATTCTTGCGATGAGTGTCATCGTAAATATCAAAACTGGGCATTAGGAAAACAAACAGCTACTCAAATTATAGATAGAATATTATTAGAATTAGGAGTAACCGTAGATGCAGAATGATATAAAAAATGAATTACATCAAAATTTTATAGAATATGCGGTTGCCGTTAACACGGATCGTGCAATACCTGATGCTAGGGATGGTCTGAAACCAGTTGCAAAACGTATTCTATATGGAGCATATATAACAGGAAGAGTCAATTCAAAACCTCATGTTAAGTCTGCCAGAATTGTCGGTGATGTTATGGGTACATGGCATCCACATGGTGACAGTTCAATCTATGGGGCGATGGTTAGACTTTCCCAAAATTGGGTACTTAGGTATCCACTTATAGATTGGCACGGTAATAATGGTAACATCATAGGCGATGGTCCTGCGCATATGCGTTATACTGAAGCTAAACTTGCAAAGATTAGTGAAGATGGACTTCTTTCTGGACTAAAGAAAAGAAATGTAGACTTTGTTCCAAACTATGATGAAACAGAAGAAGAGCCAGTTGCATTACCAGCAATCTTTCCTAATCTTCTATGTAATCCAAACAGCGGCATAGGTGTAGCAATGGCTTGTAACTGGGCCCCTCATAATCTTAAAGAGGTAGCTCAGGCAATTCATGACTATGTAGATGGTAAAGAACCTATGTTACCTGGACCAGATTTTCCAACCGGTGGAATTATCATAAATAAGAATGATATTCCTGGTATTATGAAGACTGGCCGTGGCAGTGTTAAGATTAGGTCAAGATACAAAATAGAAAAGAATAGTTTGGTATTTTATGAAATACCATATGGAACAACTATAGAAAATCTTATTGCTGAAATTGGTGAAGTTTGCAACAATAAAGAAATTACAGGTGTTGCTGATATTCGTGATGAAAGTAATAAGAAAGGATTAAGACTTGTAGTTGAATGTGAAAAAGGTATTAATCCAGATGCAATAGCGAATAAACTATATAGTAAAACAAATCTGCAAAGTTCATTTGCTTATAATCAAGTTGCATTAATTAATAAGACACCAACAGAAATGAATCTTAAAGATTGTATTAAGATTTATATGGAACACAATATAAATTGTGTCATTAAAGAAACGCAATTTGATTTACAAAAAGCTCAAGATAGACTACATATTGTTAATGGTTTGCTTGCGGCATTAGAAGATATTGATAATATCATAGCGCTGATTAAATCATCTGAAAGCAGTGCCGCCGCAAAGACCAATTTAATGAAGAAATATGACTTCACAGAAGCGCAGGCAAAGGCTATCTTAGCGATGAGACTTAGTTCTCTTGCAAGACTAGAAGCAGTAGAACTTAATCAAGAGAAACAAGAATTAATTAGTGCTATTGATATGTATAAAAATATCTTAGCAAATAAAAATCTTCAGCAAGAAGTAATTCTTGGTAGACTTGATTCTCTTGTTACAAAATATGGTGATGCAAGAAGAACAGAACTACAACAGATTGAAATTCCAAAAGAAGAAAAAGAAATCGTAGAAGTAGTTCCTGAAGATGTAGTGGTTATAGCTAGTCAGAATGGAGAGATTAAACGAATCCCACGTGGAAGTTTTAAGACTCAGCGCCGCAATGGTAAAGGAGTAAAGACACTTGAAAATTCAATCTTAGCTTCTATATCAACTAACACTATTGATACTCTGATGATATTTACATCTAAAGGTAAAATGTATAGATTCTTAGTTGATAAAGTACCAGTAGGAACTAACGCATCTAAGGGTATCCCAATTGGTAATCTTATCCAGATGGATATGGATGAAAGAGTTGTCGCAGTTACATCACTCTATAGAAAAACTGATGCTGAATATGTAGTATTCTTCACAAAGAATGGTTTAATTAAAAAGACTTCATTAGAAGAATATAAAAACACAAAGAAAACAACAGGTCTGCAGGCTATTAAATTTAAAGATGGTGATGAGTTAGCTGGAGTAACATTCCTTAAAGATGAAGAAGTAATGATGATTACTGAAAAAGGATATAGTATTAGATTTGAAACAAAATCTATTACTCCAACTGGCAGAGTAACTTCTGGTGTTAAGGGTATCAAACTTACAGAAGGAGATAGAGTTGTTATAGGTCTCCCAATTAAACATAAAGAAGAGAATCTTGCAATTATCACATCAAGTGGTATGGGCAAGATGACTCCAATATCAGAGTATACAATCCAGGCTCGCGGCGGCAAGGGGATTCTCACCTTTAAGCCTAGTCCATTGACAGCCACCATAGCAGGCGCCGCAATAGTAGAAAATACAGATGAGTTACTTCTCATAGGAACACCAAGTTCAATTTGTATTTCTGCTTCTGATATTCCTGTTCTAAGTAGAACTGGAACTGGAAACAATATGATTAAGAATAGTACAATAAATAGGGTAGTAAAACTATGATTGTAGATAAATTAGATTATTATGCAAAAGTAAAACAATTGAATGAAGCTACGGAGTTCTATGATAAAGGAACTCCTATTATGTCTGATAAACAGTGGGACAATATTTATTTTGATGTAAAAGAGTTCGAAGACCGCACAGATATTGTAGCGAAAAATTCGCCAACTCAAGGGATTTATTATGAAGTGGTCAGCCAGCTTAGAAAGGTTGACCACAACCACCCTATGCTTTCTCTTGATAAAACAAAAGACATCAATGTATTAAAGTCATTCATAGGCAAACATGACATAGCACTTATGGCTAAAGCCGATGGACTTACTTGTTCGCTTTGGTATAAGAATGGTATTCTATATAGAGCAGAAACAAGAGGAAATGGAGTCACAGGAGAAGATATTACTCATAACGCGGCTGTCATAGCATCTATTCCGAATAGAATTAATGCAGATGATGATTTTGTCATTGATGGAGAATTAATCTGTCTTGCAGATGATTTTGCATTTGTTGGAGAGGGATATAAAAACTCTAGAAACTTTACAAGCGGCAGTGCCAGACTTCTTGATGCTAAAGAATGCGCTAAAAGAGGATTAACATTTGTAGCTTGGGATGTAATTCAAGGATTTGATGAGTTTACAACTCTTTCGCATAAATTAGATAGATTAGAAGATTTCTTCGGATTTTATACAATTCCAAGAATTATTAATCCAGAAAATCTAGAAGAAAGAATTGAAGAAATTAGGGAACATTGTATTAGACATGGATTTCCAATTGATGGTGTTGTTGTAAAATATGACAATGTAGAAGAATATGAAGCATGCGGCCGCACTGACCATCACTTTAAAGGCGGACTGGCTTATAAGTTTTATGATGAAACCTATTCAACTAAACTTAGAGGTATCCAATGGACTATGGGAAGAACAGGAGTTCTTACTCCAGTAGCTAGATTTGACCCAATAGAAATTGATGGAACAACAGTAGAAAAAGCAAGTCTGCATAATGTAGGTATTATGAGAGATTTACTTGGTGAATGTGCATATGTTGGTGAACCTTTAGAGATTTATAAAGCTAATCAAATTATTCCACAAGTAGCTAGTGCGGGTCCAAAACATACTTATGGTGAAGTTATTGCGGCAGGAGGAGTTTCCGCACATGATGTAATTACTAAATGTCCAATTTGTGGACACGAAGTAGTTTATAAAGATGATTTTGTCTATTGTGATAATCCAAATTGTGATGGAAAGTTAATTAATAGACTTGACCATTTCTTAGGTAAAAAAGGATTAGATATTAAGGGTTTATCTAAAAAGACTTTAGAAAAACTTGTAGATTGGGAATGGATTACTTGTTTAGAAGATATATTTACTCTTAAAAATCATAGAGATGAATGGATTAAAATATCTGGATTTGGAGTGAAGTCTGTAGACAAGATACTTGACGCAATAGAACAAGGTAGACATACTGATTTATATAGAGTAATTAGTGCAATAGGAATAAATAACATAGGCTCAACAGCAAGTATCATGTTGGCTGATTATTTCAAAACTTGGGAAGCATTTAGAAAAGCAGTTGATGATAAATTTGATTTTACATATCTTCCTAATTTTGGTACTATTGCTGATTATGATTTAAGTAATTTTGATTATAGCGAAATAGACAGTATTGTTGAAAAATATCTAATTATTAATGAAATAGGAACTGCGGCGGCACCTACCGAGAAGATTTTATCTGGACTTGTTTTTGTAGTGACAGGTAAACTACACCACTATAAGAATAGGGACGAGTTAAAAGCAGAAATAGAATCACTTGGCGGCAAGGTCACTGGTTCAGTTTCTTCAAAAACAAATTATTTAATTAATAATGATACAACTAGTGGGTCTGCAAAGAACCAATCGGCTAAGAGATTAGGTGTCCCGATCATTAGTGAGGATGAATTTATTGCTTTGATTCAGTCATAGGTTGAAATTTATCAAAATTTTTTATATAATATACTTGAAGATGAGAGATAAAAAAGAATTAAAAAAACTGGCTAAAAAAATTATTAAGCTAGAAAAAGAATGTCAACTTGGTCATAATACCGATATAAATATGAGTAAAATGCTGGCCCTTATGACTAACCTCTCATTCGAAGAGCTGATATATGTTGATAACTATATCCAAAGTAAAAATTTGACATTCTAAAAAATTTATAATATAATATTAATATCAATTAAACATTTAAGGAGATTTAAAGAATTATGGCACTTAAGGAAAATTCAAGAAAAGTATTTGATTATGTAAAGGCTCATGATGGTGAGGATTTCACAGCTAAGGACATCGCTGCTGCTCTCGATCTTGCAGTTCAGTCTGTAAATGGTATTGTTACTTCTGCTTTCCAGAGAAAGGGTCTCATGGAGAGAGTTCCTGCTGAAATCGAGAACACTGATGGCACTCACGATAAGGTTAAGCTGATTAAGCTGACAGATGCTGGTAAGGCATTTGATCCAGACGCTGAGCCTGCTGAATAATTAGATAAGAATATGTCTAAATGATGGGTTGGGTTGTTATGACCCAACCCATTTTTACTAAGGAGAATTATGAATATACAAGTAATCATAGGCATTTTATTGTTTAGTTTACTTTGTTTAATCATTAGTTTTTTCTTATCTAAACACACAAAACAAATAAATAATGATGTTCAAGAAGAAAATGATAGAATACAGCAACGTAATTTAGAATTAAATAGAATTAAAGATGGTATACAACGTGATTTAGATGATATTCAAAAGGAATTAAATAGAGTAACTGAAGCAGTAAAAGTAAAAGAAAAAGAAGTTGAATCTAGAGATAATATCATTAGAAATAAAACTAATGAAATAGCTAATTTATATAAAAAGGCTGAAGAAACTGCGGCGGTAGAGTCTCAAATACAGAAAAAGGCATTTGAAAACTACTGCGCTATTTTAGAGAAAGAATATGAAAAGCGTGATGCAGAGTTTGAACAACATATCATGGGCCTCAATACCGAGATCAATAAGACGATCAAGGAACTAGATCAGATCACTGCAACACGCGCGGCCGCACGTCAAGCATTACAAAAAGAACAAGAAGTAAAGGATAATAAAGATAATTACCGTTTAATTGTAACTGATAATGACCTTGATGATATTCATAGGCTTGAGAGGGTGAAGAAAGAATTACATAAGCCAAGAATACTTAGTATGCTAATTTGGCAAACTTATTGGCAACCTATTGCTAAGCGTAAATTCCCAGAAATACTTCATAATAAAACTGCAACTGGTATATATAAAATCACAAATACAGAAACAGATGAATGTTATATTGGTCAAAGTTTAGATATTTATAAGCGTTGGAATGAACACTGTAAATGCGGTCTTGGTATAGATACTCCCCCAGGCAATAAATTATATAAAGCAATTCAAGAATATGGCTTAGAGAACTTTACTTTTGAACTTTTAGCTGAATGTAATTCACAAGAATTAAATGATAAAGAAAGATATTTTATAAAACTCTATGAATCTGATACTTATGGATATAATGGTAATATAGGAGTAACTAAATAATGAAATTTGAGAATACACAAGTTTTTAACTTTGAGGGTGCATTCAGGGGTATGAGAAACCCTCTTGAATCTTGGGCTAAATCAGACAGTTTCTTTGGATTAATTAACCCAGATTATGATTTTCCAGAATCAGATATTTCTGACTATTGGATCGAGCAAGAAAATCAACAAAGAATTAAACAAGGTAAAGAACCATGGAGCGCAGATGCAGAAAATTATAATGATTATTATAATGTGTTAGAAAAATATGATTCATGGTTAATTAATAATAGTGTATTAAGGCAAGATAATTATCTTGTAGATGTTGCAATGTTAGGGCCAAATGATTTAGGCCTTGCGCAGCGTCTTATTGCGGCAGGACCAGAACATTGCAAATTTATGCGTCAAATCTTTGTTTGTGTAGATATTACCGCACCCCTGTTCTGGTACAAGGAGTTTGATACTTACAAAGTGGGTACAACAGCAAATTCAACATCAACCATGCATAAACTCGCTTCTAATCCTATTGATATGTCTTGTTTTGAAACAGATGATTATGATGGTAATTATGCTATACCAGAATATTTAGAAACATATGATACTTATCCAGGTCAATTTATTAATTACCTTGAAGATTTAAGAGTAAAATATCTTGAAACAAAAGATAAAGGATATTGGAAAGAGCTTGTGCGGTGGTTGCCTGAGTCATGGTTACAGACTAGAACTGTAACACTATCCTATGCTAATTTAAGGAATATTTATTTCCAAAGAAAAGACCATAAATTAACTGAGTGGCATACTTTCTGTGATTGGGTAGAATCACTTCCTTGGGGTAAAGAATTAATAACTCTTTCTTGAAAAATAATAAAATATATGATATAATTATTATATAATAAAGGAATATGTTATTATAATTTACTAAGGAGAATTTACTAATGAAGAAAGATGAACTTTATGAACTGCTCAGAAAAGGACTTAAGACACTCGCGGACGTACCCGAGGAAGCTTACGAGGAACTAGATAAAATGTTTTCCACGGCACCTAAGCCCGCCATTACAGAAAAGGGTATGGTACTTCTCGAAGAAATGACCAAGGATAAGGATGCCATTTATACGGCTAAAACTCTTGGTGAAGCACTCAGTCTTAACTCCCGTTCAGTATCTGGTTCAATGAGAAAACTTGTTACTCTTGGACTGGTAGATAAGGTAGGTCAGAATCCAACTCAGTATAAACTTAATGATGATTTTGAAGAAAAGTATCTCACACTTAAAGATGCGTAGGGTTGATTTTAGGAAAAATTTTTGTTATAATATATAGAGAAATGAAGTTTGAAACTGAATTTAAGGAGATAAGTTAATGAGAAATAATACTAATACACAGACTATAGAAGGAAGAATTTATCAGCATAATCTACAGGTTAGAAAAGTTGAAAATCAGGCTTCAGAAAACTATGGTAAAGAGTTCATCAATGGTACAATTGATGTAGCAACTGATGATGCGGGTATGAACATTCTTCAGGTTCACTACTCATATGTCACAGAAATCACAAAGTCTGGTAAGACAAATGGTTCTTACACAGCACTAAAGAGAATTATCGACAGCGGAAAGACAATTCTGACAGATGGCATGGATAATGCGACAATGGTTCGTCTGACTCCAAGTGCAGCACTGAATGATTTCTATCCACAGGGTCAGGATCAGCTTGTTTCTTCACCAAGAAATGAGGGTGGTTTTGTAACAATCGTTAATTCACTTCACCCAGAAAATGAAAGAAGTAAGTTTACATTTGATGCACTTATTACAAATGTTAAGCATGTAGATGCAAACCCAGAGAAGAATATCGCAGAAGATTATACAGAAATTAGATGTGCAATCTTTAATTTCAGAAATGATATTCTCCCATTTACACTGGTTGCAAGAAATCCAGGAGCAATGAAGTATTTCGAAGGACTTGATGCAACTGGTGCAAACCCAATATATACAAAGGTATGGGGTAAGATTGTTAGCAAGACAATCTCAATCGAGAGACATACAGAATCTGCGTTCGGTGAAGATGCTGTAGACACAGTAGAACGTAGAGTTCGTGAGTGGGTTATTACAGGAGCAGCTAAGGAACCATATGAGTTCGGTGCTGAAGAAGTAATGACAGCTGAGGATGTTAAGAAGGCACTTGCTAACAGAGAAGTTATGCTTGCAGAAGTTAAGAAGAGAAGCGACGAGTATTATGCAAGTCGCAATGGCGGTTCTGCCGCAGTACCTTCAGCTAACGCAGTTCCACAGGGTGGATTTAATTTCTAATTAAACTGAGGAATAGGATAAGAGGGGTCATAAGCCCCTCTTATAGTTGAAAGGAGCAATTTATATGGCAGACATTAATCTTCTTAATATCCAGCCGCATCAAGTTAGTAGAGATATGCGTGGATATTCGGTTTTCTTTTATGGAGAACCAAAGAGTGGTAAGACTACTACCGCAGTAAAATTTCCAAAACACTTACTTCTGGCTTTTGAAAAAGGTTATAACGCTATTCCAGGTGCTATGGCTCAGCCAATCAATAGTTGGTCAGAGTTTAAGAAAGTACTTCGTCAGCTTAAAGATCCAGAAGTACATAAGCAGTTTGAAACAATCATCATAGATACCGCTGATGTAGCATATGATTATTGTGTAAAGTATGTATGTGATAATGCACCTCGCGCAGATGGTGGTTTTGGAGTAGATAGCGTAAGTGATATTCCTTATGGTAAGGGATATGGTATGGTATCAAAGGAATTTGATGACAATCTTCGTTCTATTGTTCAGATGGATTATGGTCTTGTTATGATTTCACACTCAATTGATAAGACTTTTACAGATGAACAGGGCAAGGAGTTCAATAGAATTGTACCCACCCTTGATAGAAGAGCCAAGAATATCGTATCCAGAATGGTAGATATTTATGGTTATGCAAGAGGGGTTACAGAAGCTGATGGAACTAATGTAACAAAGCTCTTCCTCCGTGGAACTTCAAGATTTGAAGCTGGTTCAAGATTTAAGTATACTCCAGATTATATAGATTTTAGCTATCAGAATTTAGTAGAAGCTGTTAGTGAAGCTATTGATAAACAGATGGCTGAAGATGGTAAAGAATACTTTACTGATAAAAAGCAGAATCTATATATAGATACTTCTAAAGAACTTGATTTTGATGAACTGATGAATGAATTTAATGACATTATTCAAGGTATCATCGGAACAGCCTCAGACGAAGAAATGCAAACTTATTGGCAGCCAAGAATTACCAGTATTACTGATAAACATCTTGGTAGAGGTCATAAGGTTGGTAATATGTCAAGAGAACAAACTGAAGCTCTTTCATTAATTGTAGAAGATATGAAAGACCTTGTAAAAAGCAAATAACAATTAAGCAGGTGTAAATCACCTGCTTGATTTTTTTATAAAAATATGCTAAAATATTATTAGAAAGGTAATAATATATGGCAAAAGCAATGGTAAAGTGTCCTTATTGCGGCAAGTCCTTCGATCGACTGGATCCGATGATAAAATTTATCAAAGTTGGTCGTAGATATGCTCATGTTAAGTGTTATAATGAACATGAAGCAACAATGACTCAAGAAGAAAAGGATTTGAGGGATTTATATGCTTATATTAAGGACTTATTAGGTGTTGAATATAATTTTAAAAAAGTAGAGCATCAGATTAAAGAGTATAAAAAGTATAAGGATGGTAATGATATTCCTTATACTTATTCTGGTATGCTCGCTTCTTTGCGTTGGTTTTATGAAATAAAGGGTAATAGCAAAGAAGCAGCGAATGGTGGTATAGGAATTATACCGTATATTTATAATGATGCAAAAAAGTATTATTATAATCTATATTTAGCACAACAAAAAAATAAACAAGTTAAGAATTATATTGCGGCGGTAGAGGAAATCACCATCCCGCCGCCAGAAATGTTACAATCAAAACCAAAATTATGGTTTGATGATGAGGAGGACGATGAATGAGTAGATATACAGATATACCAGCTACAATGCAAGTAATTGGAGCAATATATCAGAATCCTTCTCTGTTGGATAATGAAAAATATAGCTTTAATCAAGAAGATTTTACAGAAGAATTTCACCAAGTATTATTTGGTTCTATTTATAATCTGCACGCACTTGGCGCAGTAACAATAGATGAAACAACTATTGAAACATATCTTGAACAAAGACCAAAAAAGTTAGCAATTTATAAGACTAACAATGGTAATGAATATCTTAAAAAATTAAAAGAAACAACCCAACCCGCCGCTTTTAATTATTATTATAATAGAGTTAAGAAAATGACTCTGTTCAGAATGTACAAAGAACAAGCGGGAATGGATTTATCTTGGTTATATGATATTGATAATATCTTTGACCAGAAAAAGAAACAAGAACAAGAAGATTGGTTAGATAATACATCAATTGATAAAATTGCAAATATTATTGATGGTAGAATCGAACAAATTAAAGCTAAGTATGTTGACAATGCAGATACTAGTTTTTCACAAGCTGGAGATGGTGCTGATGAACTGATTGATAGATTAATGACCATTCCAGAAATCGGTTATCCTCTTTATGGTGATTTAGCAAATGCAATCACAAGAGGAGCGAGACTAGGTAAGTTGTATCTTAGGTCTGCCGCAACCGGTGTAGGAAAAACAAGAGCAATGATAGCTGATGCTTGTACTATTGCTTGTGGAGAATTATATAATAAAGAAAAACAAGAATGGGTTTCTAATGGAACAAAAGAGTCTGTAGTATATGTTACAACAGAACAACAGACAGATGAAATTCAGACAATGATGTTAGCTTTTGTATCTGATGTAGATGAAGACCATATTTTATATAATAAATACCAAGATGGAGAACTTGAAAGAGTTAGGAGGGCGGCGGCGGTGCTGTCGAATTCCAATCTCCAGATAAAAAGACTCCCTGACTTTGGACTTCAGGATATTGAGAATGTAATCAATTTTAGTGTAAGAGAATATGGTACAAAATATTTCTTCCACGATTATATTCACTCAAGTATGAAAATTCTGTCTGAAGTATCTGGTAAAAGTAGAGTTGAAGGATTAAAAGAATATAATATTTTGTTTATGATTGCTGTTAGATTAAAAGATTTAGCAGTTGAGCATGGAATATTTATTGAAACTTCAACTCAGTTAAATATGGAATATAGAACTGCGCAGGTATATGACCAGAATCTGCTTCGTGGTGCAAAGAGCATTGCAGATAAGATTGACTTGGGTGAGATTATGCTTGATGCAAGCACAGAAGATATTGAAGCGATGAAACCACTTCTTAGTCAGAATGGTTTTCCAACACCAGATACAAAAATATCTGTTTATAAAAATAGAAGAGGTAGATATAAAGATGTACTTATGTGGTGTGTATCAAATAAGGCAACTTGTAAGATTACCCCAGTATTTATAACAGATTATCAATATGGATTATTAGATATTCAACCTTTGAAGATTAATATTAGAGAGGAGTCTGCGTTTTGAGTTGTGATTATTATCAAATCTATGTAGATGATGTATGTATAGCTAAATATGTAACTTTAGAGTATGCTGTAATTTTTACTAAAGCTATTTTTAATGAGTTCTATAATGAAATAGATTTAAAAGTAACAGTACAAAAAATGAATTTTAATACAGAGGCATGTAATGGCTAATGAATATGTATGTAGTAAATGTAAAAAGTCTGGTTCTAAAAAGAGTATTCCATACAAAATCATTTATGATACAGATGGTATGAGTGTAAAATTTGTAGGCCAGCTTTGCGAAGATTGTTATAAGAAGATATTTAATCAAAATGAGCAGAAAGAAAAAACAGAAACAACCAAATAGACCGAGAGCGCATGTATCAAGACAATCTGTAAGAAGAATGGAATGGTTTATAGATGACGCTCCCGTAGTAGGCAAGAAATGTAAAATTTGTGATGAAACATTTTATTATAACTTAGATACAGAAATTTTTTGTCCAACCTGTAAAAAGACATTAAAGAAACTAATTATTCAGAACATAGAATGAAGTTTAATAAAGACGAAATCAAAAATTCATTATCAATAGAGCAAATAGAAGATATTGTGGCAGAGTTAGGCGGCGAGCCTAGATCTATGGGTTCGTTTCTGACCTGCCGCACTATTTGTCATGGTGGCGATTCTCATAAACTGTATTATTATGATAACACAAAGCTGTTTAAGTGTTTTACAGAGTGTGATGAAACTTTTGACATCTTTGAACTGATTCTCAAAATTAAAAAGCGTGAGGGTGAGAACTGGACTTTATATAATGCTATGATTTATGTTATAAATTTCTTCTCTCTTGATTTTGAAGGAGATTTTTACAACGAGGCTCAGTCTTCACCAGATTGGCAGATTTTTAGCAAATGGGCCAAATCACAGTTTACTGATGATAAACAAAAAATCATCGACCTCAAAATTTATGATGATAAAATTTTGAATAATTTACCTCAGCCGCGGATAATGAACTGGGAGCGTGAAGGAATTACACGCGAAGTATGTCTTGCGAGAAATATCCATTATGACCCAAAGAACTATGGAATTGTTATACCTCACTATGATATAGACAATAGACTAGTTGGAATTAGAGAACGAACTGTTGTTAAAGAAGATGAAGTATATGGTAAGTATAAACCAGCAATTTTGAATGGAAAAATGTATAATCACCCTCTCGGTTATAATTTATATAATTTAAATTATTCAAAAGAAGCAATTAGAAACATTCAAAAGGCTATTGTATTTGAAGGTGAGAAATCAAGTTTGTTATTTGCAAGTTATTTTGGGGTTAATAATGATATATCTGTTGCTTGTTGCGGCAGTAGTTTAATTTCATACCAAGTTGAATTGCTCCTTTCACTCGGTGTTCAGGAGATTATCATAGGCTTCGATAAACAGTATAAAGAAATTGGTGATAAAGAGTGGAAAGCTTGGACTAAAAAGTTGTATAAAATCCATGATAAATATGGAAAATATGTACAAATAAGTTATTTATTCGATAAAGGTGATTTATTAGGATATAAAGATTCGCCAGTTGATAAAGGACAAGATATATTTCTGGAATTATTTAAGAATAGGATAATAATATGAGAGAATTAGATAAATTAGCAAAATATTTACATGAAATAAAAATGCCTTTTATGTTTTATGAATGTAATAAAACTTTTGATGAAGAAGATTTTATCTTTACATTAGACCGTCATCAAATTTGTGTTCCAGACCAAGATACCCCTGTTTGGGACGTAATTTGTCAATATGGTTCATATGGATATGAAGAAGGACTTCTTGAAGCATATGGTGCTATTGTTGATGAAGAAGAAGATGGTAATACTGTAGTAGGATATTTAACTGCTGAAGATGTAATTGCAAGAATGAAGAAATATCATTTAGATGATGCTCGTTCTATGATTCATAAGATGGAAGAAGAGTATCCTTCTAAAGCAACAAAAATGCTTCGAGCATACGATAAGAAATATCCTATGAATGTAGATTGCGGATGGAAGTAGCGCCATCTTGACAAGCTCAAAAATTTGTGATATAATAATATATATGCGAAATTGATAAAAGAAATAGAGGTTAGAATATGAAATATAAGCTAATAGCACCTGTGAATCCTTCATATTCTGCGATTGAACAGGTGCTAACTAATAGAGGTATTCCTCATGATATGATTCAACATTATTTGAATACAACAGATGAGGATATAAATTCATTTAAGAGTTTTGGAGAAGATAAATTAAAGGCTGCGGCGGCCGCGCTGATAAAATGCATTCAGCTGGACCAGAGGGCGCTTGTAATCGTAGACTGCGATTGCGATGGTTACACTTCCGCCGCAGTATTAATTAATTATCTACATGATTATTTTCCGACTTGGGTTGAAACTAAATTAGACTCAGTTATGCACGATGGAAAACAACATGGTATAAATGATCAAATGGAACTAATTGAAGAATGTGATTATCAACTTCTATTAGTACCAGATGCAGGAAGTAATGATGTAGATGCTTGTACTGAATTAGTACAGAACAAAGGAATGGATGTTGTTATTCTAGACCACCATATTTGTGATTTTGATAATCCTGATGCGGTAGTAATCAATAACCAACTCAGCGACTATCCAAATAAGGCACTATCTGGTGTGGGAGTAGTCTGGCAGTTTTGTCGATACCTAGATACATTACTTGGAGGCAGCGCCGCCGCACAGTACATAGATCTAGTTGCATTAGGACTTGATGGTGATATGATGAGTATGACCTCATTAGAAACTAAACATCTAATCCAAAAAGGTCTTGCCGCAGTAACAAATCCATTTATATATTACATGCACGAAAAAAACAAGTTCTCCTTAGGTGAAACACTCACCCCAATTGGAGTAACTTTTTACATAGTACCTTTTGTTAATGCAATTACTCGTTCTGGTACTCTTGAGGAAAAAGAACTAGTGTTCGCTTCAATGCTAAAACATAAAGCATTTCAAGAAGTACCATCAACCAAGCGAGGTCATAGCTTTGGTGAAACTGAAAAAGTAGTAGAACAAGCAGTACGAGTAGCACATAATGTCAAAGCCAGACAAACTCGTGTACAAGACGCTGCAATGGAGTTCTTAGATAGACAAATCGAGTCTAATAACATGCTCGATCATCAAGTTTTATTGTTTCTATTAGAACCAGGTCAGGTTGATAGAAACATAGCTGGTCTTGTTGCAAACAAAATTATGGCAAAATATCAGCGTCCTACTTGTGTATTAACAAGAGTAATAGATGAAGATGGAGTTTTATCATATCAAGGCTCAGCCAGAGGATGTGATAAAGTTGGAATTAATGAATTTAAGTCAATTTGTGAATCCACAGGCGTAACAATGTATACAGCAGGTCATGAAGGCGCATTTGGATTAGGTATTTTATCATCCAATATTGAAGCATTTTTAGCTAAAACGGACGAAATATTAAAAGATACACCTAAAGAACCTTTATATTATGTAGACTACGTTTATAGAGAAGAAGAAGTAAATCCTCAAAACATTTTAGATATAGCTAATATGGTTATGCTTTGGGGTAAAGATATTGATGAAGCAATTGTAGCTGTTGAAGGATTGCGTATCTTTCCAGAAATGGTTACAGTTTATGCAAAAAAGAATCTAACTCTTAAAATTACCCTCCCTAATGGAGTAACTATTATGAAATTCAATGCGACAGAAGAAGAATGTGAGTTATTCCAAGCCAAGAATACTGGTTATGTAGAGATTAATTTAGTTGGTAAGTGTAATGCCAATGAATGGATGGGTAATATTACTGCTCAAATTTTCTGTGAAGAGTATGAAGTAGTAGATAGCAATAAATACTTTTTTTAATATATAGGCTCACACGCCGTAGCCGAGAGGAAAAATTAGGCTGAAGGCGCGCGCACGACCGAATTTCAAGAGGAAAAATAGCTCTAGGATTTTTTAAAACCGATTTTACGTATAAGGAAGAAAATGATATTAACTCAAAAGCAAGAAGAAGGATTAAGAATAGCTGTAGAACGTCACAGAGCTGGTGAAAAATATACTGTAATATCTGGCTATGCTGGATCTGGTAAGTCTACTCTGGTACGATTTATTATAGATGCACTTGATGTAGAGGAAGATAGAGTATGCTATTGTGCTTTTACTGGCAAGGCGGCGGAGGTGCTCCGGAAGAAAGGTAACAAGAACGTAAGCACCTTACACCGACTGCTTTATGAGCATATTCCTAGGCCAGCAGGCGGTTTTTTCCGCAAACCAAAACCAAGAATTGATTATGATATAGTAGTAGTTGATGAGGTATCAATGGCGCCAAAGTCACTAATTGATTTACTCTTTTCACATAATAGACCTTATATCGTATGTCTTGGTGACCCGTTCCAGTTGCCACCAATTGATAAGGATGAGGATAATCACCTACTTGACCATCCACATGTATTCTTGGATGAAATTGTGCGGCAGGCCCAGGAATCTGAAATTATTAGACTGACTATGCAGATTCGTAATCAAGATCCAATTGATTATATTGATGGTAATGAAGTCAAAGTAATGCCATATAGTCAGCTTAATACGGGTGTACTGCAGTGGGGTGACCAGATACTTACAGCAACTAATGCAAAACGTCATTCAATCAATAACCAAATGCGAGCATTAATGGGTAGAACTGGTGGGCCTATTGATGGAGATAAGATTATCTGTTTGAGAAATTATTGGGAAGATTCAAGTATGAATGGTGATGCCTTAGTTAATGGCACTATAGGTATCTTATCAAACAGCTTTCAAACCTGGAGAGAATTACCAAGATTTATAAAAAGTGATATATCTCGATTTGATGTATTAGTCGGTGATTTAGTAGTACCAGATACACAAGATATATATCCTATGGTAGATATAGATCACCATATGATGTTAACAGGTGATAAATGTTGTGATTGGCGTTTATCATATAAATTAGGTAAATTAAAACATAAATATGGAGAAATAGTTCCAAAAGAATTTACTTATGCCTATGCTATTACTTGTCATAAGAGTCAGGGTTCAGAATGGGATAAGGTATTAGTTCTTGAAGAAAATTTCCCATTTGATAAAACAGAACACGCACGTTGGCTATACACTGCCGCAACGCGTGCTTCAGATAAATTAGTATTAGTGAGATAAAAGGAGGTTGTTGTGTATACAGTTCAATTCGGAGAATATACTCTTCCATTAGTAAGAGATTTATATAATTGGTTTGAAGATTATGTAGAAATAATGATTGACCCTGCGCAGGTTGATATGGAAACAGTTCATCAAATCTTATCTAGTGCTAACAATTTAGCTATTATTAAAATTTTTGATGATGATAACAAATTAGTAGCTATTTCAGACCATATTTTTACAGAGTATGATTCTATTAATCGTGTTCCAAAATATACTGTAGGTTATTATAATGAGTTTGGAGTAAGAGAAAAACAATATGTAGATGTTATTGTAGCACATATTAAAAAGCCAACTACAGAAACTAGTATGAGAAAAATAAAGTCTGATATGGAATATATTGCTATTATGTCTGATATTGATATGGATGAAGAAATATAAGGAGTAATTATGCTAATCTACACAGATGTAACTTATTCAGCAGAAGTTTATGGCACAAGAGAATATGACACAGCTGAAGTTCTAAGTACAGAAGAAGAAGATAGATTAAGAGACCTTGATGAAAAGGAAGATAAAACAACAAAAGAACTTGATGAAATGCATGAACTTATTTCAAAAGTAATAGCTAATGGTTCAATTTATGATGAATGGGAAGATGATGTTACTTACTATGATTTAATTGCTGAAGATTTTAGAGAACTTGATCAATAATTAAAGATGGGGGATAGAAATATCCCCCATTTGATTTTTTTTATTTTATATGATATAATATAAATAAGAAAGATTATGAAAGGATAAATTGTTAATGAATCGTTTTGAGTGTCATAGCCATACAGAATACTCGAACTTAAGACTTCTGGATTGTATCAACAAGCCAAAGAATCTGGTTCAAAGGGCAATAGACATAGGGTTAAGTGGTATAGCAATTACAGACCATGAATGTTTAAGCGCAGCAATTAAATTAAATCAGATTCAAAAAGATTGTCCAGATGGATTTAAGATAGCATTAGGAAATGAGATATACTTGGTTGATTCAAGAATGAATGGACAGAAGTATTATCATTTCATTTTGATTGCAAAAGATAAAATAGGATTTAGGCAATTAAGAGAATTATCTTCAAGAGCATGGATGCAAAGTTATTTTGATAGAGGACTTGAGAGAGTTCCAACTTTGAAGTCTGAAATTGAAGAAGTTATAGGGCGGCAGCCGGGTCATGTCATCGCCACAACTGCATGTATTGGCGGCGAATTATCCAGTTCAGTTTTAAGAATGGAAAAAGCAAGAACAATTGGTGACATGAATGAAGCCACGGCCGCATATAATCAGATAACTACATTTATTGATTGGTGTAAATCAATCTTTAATGATGATTTTTATATTGAGTGTGCTCCCGCCGCAAGCAAAGACCAGATTATTGTAAATAAAAAACTTGTACAAATAGCACAGGTTTATAATATCAAAATGGTCATTGGATGTGATGCGCATTATCTGACAAAAGCAGATAGATATGTACATAAGGCATATCTGAACTCAAAGGGCGGCGAGAGAGAAGTAGATGAATTTTATGAGTATTCATATCTACAAACAGAAGAAGAAATAAAACAGAATTTAACTCCGTCTATTGTTGAATTGTATGAAACAATGTGTAATAATAGTATGGAGATTTATGATAAAATAGAAATATATGATTTGTCTGGAGCGCAGAAAGTTCCATCAGTTCCGATTAAAGATTATCCAAAAGTAAATAAAAAACTTGAATCTTATCCAACTCTTGAATATTTATTTAATAGTGATGATGAATATGATAGAAACTGGATAAATCAATGTTGGAATAAACTTGAAGAGAAAAATATTCTTAATGATGAATATTTAAAGGAACTTGAATATGAAGCAGATATTAAGAAAGCAGTCGGAGATAAATTAGGAACGAATGTTTTTAAATATCCGATAACTCTTCAATATTATATTGACTTAATGTGGGATAGTGGCAGCCTCATAGGGGCCGGCCGCGGTAGTTCGATGGCAGGTTTAAATCATTATCTTTTAGGTGTAACTCAGATTGACCCAGTTAAGACAAAACTGAATTATTTCTGGCGTTATATGAATAAAGATAGAGTAGAACTTCCAGATATTGATATTGACCTTTGTCCAAGTAAGCGTCCATTGATTTTGAATAAAATCAAAAAGGAAAGAGGACAAAGATTTAATAGTAATATAGATGAATTATCAAGAAATAATCTTGGTTGTACATTAGTTGCAACTTTTGGAACTGAAACAGCAAAGTCAACAATCTTAACTGCATGTCGTGGTTATAGAAGTGAAGTATATCCAGATGGTATTGATACAGATAATGCTCAGTATTTATCTTCTCTTGTTCCACAGGAAAGAGGAGCATTATGGTCTATAGATGAAATGGTTTATGGCAATAAAGAAAAAGGACGTAAACCAGTTCAATTATTTAATCAAGAGTTAGAAAAGTATCCTGGATTAATTGAAATTATGTTCGGTATTCAGGGATTGATTAATAAGCGTAGTTCACATGCATCTGGTGTAATCTTTTTCGATGAAGATCCATATGAAGTTGGTTGCTTTATGAGAACACCAAAAGGCGAGATTATAACTCAATGGGACTTACATGATTGTGAGTGGGCTTCAATGGTTAAGTATGATTTTCTTGTAACTGAAATTGAAGATAAACTTTGTCAGACAATTAAGTTCTTACAAGAAGATGGTCAGATTGAAAAAGATTTAACTTTAAGAGAAGTATATGATAAATATTTCCACCCAGACGTTTTACCAATAGAAGATGAAGAAACTTGGTTAAACATTCGCGGCGGCCGCGTTCTGAATTTGTTCCAGTTCGATAGTATGTCTGGTAGCCAGGGTATTAAAAAGGTTCAGCCGCAAAATATCCAAGAACTTGCAGATACAAATGGTCTGATTCGTCTTATGGCGGGTGAGGGTCAGGAACTGCCGATGGATAAATATGTAAGGTTTAAGAAGAATCTTCATTTGTGGTATGATGAAATGCGTCAGTATGGTTTAACAAAAGAACAACAAGCTGTGTTAGAGCCATACTTTAAACCATTTTATGGAGTTCCAATTAGCCAAGAAGTTCTTATGAGAATGGTAATGGATGAAAAGACTTGTGGATTTTCATTAAAAGAAGCGAATGAACTTAGAAAAGTTCTCGCAAAGAAGCAAGTCCAAAAGATTCCAATTATGAAAGATAAGATTATCGAAAGAGCAGAAACACCTCAGATGGGTAAATATATCTGGGAGTGTGGAGCCGGTCCGCAGATGTCTTATTCATTCTCAGTTCTTCATGCAACAGCATATAGTTATATTGGTTATCAAACAGCTTATATTGCAACAAGATGGAATCCGATTTATTGGAATACAGCTTGTCTGGTTGTTAATTCTGGTTCTCTTGAAGAAGATGATATTGAGTTCTTTGAGGATGAAGATGGAGATATTATTGGTTCTGGAAAGAAAGAATCAACAACTGATTATGCAAAATTAGCAACAGCGTTGGGTGAAATTATTGAACAGGGTATTAAAGTATCTTTAATAGATATTAATAAGTCTGACTATAGCTTCAAACCAGATGTTGACAATAATCAGATATTGTTTGGTATGAAGGCGTTAAGTAATGTCAATAGTTCAGCAATAGAAGAAATCAAAGCAAATAGACCTTATATAAGTATTAAGGACTTTATGAATAAATGTAACCTTAAGAAAACTGCGATGATTAGTTTGATTAAGGGTGGAGCGTTTGATAATCTTGAAACTGAATGGGCGGCGGCGGTGAATGTCAATCCCCGTATCCTGGTCATGTCGTATTATATATCTAAGATTAGTGAACCAAAGTCTAGATTAACATTACAGAACTTCAACGGGTTAATGGAAAGACAAGTCATTCCTGCAAGTTTAAATAAGCAGAAAGATATATTCATTTTAAACAAATGGTTAAAGAATTATAAAATGAAAGATTATTATTCTTTAGAGTTTGATAAAATGTATAGAATATATTGTCATTATTGTGATGAAGAATTGTTAGAAGTAATAAATGGTATTCCATGTATTCAGCAGAAAGTTTGGGATAAAGTATATAAAGCAATTATGGAAGATGCGAAAGTATGGATGAAATCGCATCAAAAAGAATTGTTAGATATGTATAACACAGAACTTTTCAAAGAGATGTGGGATAAATATGCAATTGGTAATATTTCATCTTGGGAAATGGACGCATTATGTTTTTATTATAATGACCATGAATTAAAAGATGTAGATATGGGTAAGTATGGAATTGTTGATTTTAATACTTTACCAAGAGAACCAAGAATCGCATATAGATATAAGAGAAATGGTCAAAATTTGCCGGTGTTTGAATTAACTCGAATAGCTGGAACAGTTGTTAGTAAAAATGATATGCGTCATACAATTTCATTATTAACAACTTCTGGTGTAGTGACAGTTAAGTTCACGAAAGACTATTATGCGCGGGCGGGCAGACAGATTTCTGAAGTCGGGTCCGATGGGAAGAAGCATGTCCAGGAAAAAGGATGGTTTGTACGTGGTACAAAGCTGATGGTTACCGGGTTCCGCCGCGAGGATACATTCGTAGCAAAAACATATAAGAATAGTTCTGGTCATCAGTTATATAAAATAACAGATGTATATGGTAATAATCTTGAATTAATTCATACAAGATATGGAGAGGAATCAGATGACGATTGATAACACTTGGATATATTACCCTGAACAATGTGAGTATTGTAAGAATAATGATGGGTTCTGCGAGTATGCTCGTGGAACCCGCGCTGCAATACAAGCGTTGCAATGGTTAGATAGAAATATAAAAGCATATGGTTCATATCAGTTTAAATGTGATTATTTTATATTAGATATGGATAAATATAACTCAAATAGAATGGAGGTTATGTGCGGTGATTAAAATTGTTGCATTATTTGGGGCGGCGGGCTCCGGTAAGGATACTCTTCAGAATCTAGTTACAGAATGCCTTGATGTTAATCCCCTTGTCAGTACCACAACGCGGCCGCCGCGTGGGGGTGAAATTGAAGGAGATGCATATCATTTTGTAACAGAAGAGGACTTCATGAATGAACCAATGTTAGAATACACAACTTTCCGTGGATGGTATTATGGTACACCTTATTCTGCTATTGATAAGCATAAACTTAACATAGGCGTATTTAACATATCAGGCATCAAACAAATGATGCAATATAGTAAAATCATTAAAATTCTTCCAATCTATATTAAATGTGAAGATAGGGTTCGTCTTGAGCGTCAGCTTAGTAGAGAAGAATATCCAGATTGTGAAGAAATTTGTAGACGTTATCTTACAGATAAAAAGGACTTCAAAGAAGAGAATATCACCTTTGATTATCATTGGATAGATAATTCCGAAGACCTAGGTGATACACTTGAAAATCTTGTATCAACTATTGCTGAATGGGACAAAACACTTGAGGATAAATAAGGTAATTTTCATATATAATAGGTCTGGCATACTTTGCCAGACCTCCTTAAAATATTTAAATAATTAGGAGAGTATATATGTATATAGTAAAAAGAGATGGACGTAAAGTTCCTTTTAACCAAAACAAAATTATTGATGCAATTCTCAGCGCATTTATAGAAATTGATGGCCAGGTATCAGAGTATGCCCTCATCAAAGCTGGTAATATTGCAGACTATATTCTTGAATATGCAAAGAAAGCAGACCATCTGCTTGATGTAGAAGAAGTTCAAGATATGGTAGAAACAGGACTTATGTCCACTAAAAGAAAAGATGTAGCTAAAGCATATATTAGTTACAGACAGGAAAGAACAAAAGAACGTAATAGACGTGATGAAGTACAGCAACTAGTTCGTGAGAAACTTTATGCTCTGAATGTACAGAATCAAAATGCTAATGTCGATGAGCACTCATTCGGCGGCCGCAAAGGAGAAGTAGATTCAGTAGTTATGAAAGATATTGCTTTAAGTGATTTAATTTCACCAAAAGCAGTAAAAAATCATGTTGAAAATAGAGTTTATATTCATGACCTTGATGCTTATGCAGTAGGTATGCACAACTGCTTATCTGTTCCTTTCGATAAAATTCTTGCTAATGGATTTTTTGATGGAAAACAAACAGATGTTCGTGGCGCTAATTCTGTAAATACTGCATTTCAACTTGTAGCTGTTGTATTCCAGCTTCAATCACTTCAGCAATTTGGTGGAGTATCTGCTACACACCTAGATTGGACAATGGTTCCATATGTAAGAAAGTCATTCTATAAGCATTATGCTGATGGATGTAAGTACATAGGCAATCTTGACGAGGATAATTTAGATAAAATTATCACATATGCAAGAAATGAACAGTTAAGTATTGATGATGACTATTTCAAAGAAGATAGTAAAATTTATCAATATGCTCTTGATATGACAAAGAAGGAAGTACATCAAGCTGTTGAAGGTATGTATCATAACCTAAACACTCTTCAGAGCAGAAGTGGTAATCAGCTTCCTTTTACAAGTATTAACTATGGTACTTGTACACTTCCAGAAGGTAGAATGGTAACTGAAGCACTACTTACGGTATCTATGGAAGGTGTTGGTAAACTTGGTCTTACTCCTATTTTCCCTTGTGGTATATTCCAGTATTGGAAAGGTGTAAATGATAAACCAGGTACACCGAATTATGACCTGTTCAAGATGGCACTCAAAAGTACATCTATGAGATTATATCCAAACTATGCTAATGTAGACTGGTCAGGTAATGCTGGGTATGATCCTAAGGACCCGAAAACATACTTCTCAACAATGGGTTGCAGAACTGCCAATGGATGGGATATTAATGGATTCGGTCAACTAAAGGATGGTAGAGGAAATATCTGTCCAGTTACTATAATCATGCCAACTATTGCTATGGAAGCAAAAGAAGAAGCAGAAAATAGTGATGGTGTTGACATAATTGATGTATTTATGGAAAAGTTAGATAACGCAATTCATGATGCTAAAGATATTCTGATTGAAAGATTCGATTGGATTTGCAGTCAAGATGCGGCAAGTGCTAAATTTATGTGGATGAATGGCACTATGGAGGGATATGACCCTGAAGAAGGACCAAAGTCTGCACTTAAGCATGGTACACTTGCTCTTGGTCAATTAGGATTAGCAGAAACTCTTCAAATCCTCATAGGCTGCGACCACACAGACGAGAGAGGAATGGAACTTGCAAAGCGTATAGAACAACTGTTTAAAGACCGTTGTGCTCAGTTCAAAGAAGAGGAAAGACTTAACTTCGGTGTATATTATACTCCAGCCGAGAACCTCTGCTATACTGCGATGAAGAAGTTTAAGGCTAAGTATGGGGAGATTCCAAATGTCAGTGATAGAGAATATTTCACAAATTCGATGCATGTACCAGTCTGGAAAGAAATATCTCCATTTGACAAAATTGATATTGAATCACAGCTTACTGGTTACAGTAGTGCTGGTTGTATTACTTATGTAGAACTCGACGGAGCAGTACAGCACAACTTAGATGCTTTAGAAACATTAGTAAATTATGCTATGGATAAGGATATTCCTTATTTTGCTATTAATATTCCAAATGACCAGTGCTTAGATTGCGGCTGGACTGGAGAAATTAATGAAACATGCCCTAAGTGCGGTGGTAATCATATTCAAAGACTGAGAAGAGTTACAGGTTATTTAACTGGTAATTATACAACTGCATTTAATCTGGGTAAACAAGCTGAAGTTAAGGATAGATATAAGCATAGCAACAGACTAGTAAATTGGAGGCATTAATGTTAATACATATAAATGGTATTAATGGTAATGATATGGTTAATGGAGAGGGAGTTTCAGTCTCCCTCTTCATGCAAGGATGTCCCCATCATTGTCCTGGATGCTTTAATCCAGAGTCTTGGGATTTTGATGGTGGATATACAATAGAGCAGGATGAATTGTTTAAGGATATTTTAAATAAAATGACTGCTAATGGTTTGCAGAGGAATTTTAGTTTTCTTGGCGGCGAGCCTTTAGCGCCTCAGAACCTGGCTCTAACGCAGCATATCATTCACTATTTAAGAGATAATTTAGACTATATACCTAAAATTTATATTTGGTCTGGTTATACTTTGCAGGAATTGATAGAGAGAAGTAAGATAGAACCAGCTATTAAAGATGTATTGATTTATACATATTGTTTAATAGATGGCCCTTATAAATATGAAGAAAGAGATTTGACTTTAGAGTTAAGAGGAAGTGCAAATCAAAATATTATCTACCACCCTGGTGATTACATAAATTGACAAGATTGTAAAATTTTGATATAATATATAGAGAATAAGAGATAAAAGGAGAGGATGTAATATGGCTGAACTAACTATGGGAAATCTTCATGACATGAATAAGCAACTGAGTGAACAGATGCCAGTGAAGAGTATTCCTGAAATATTAGCTCTATATCCTAAATTAGAAAATTGGTTTGAATATAGCATAGATAGATATGCTATGTTGCTTTGTCATGAGCAGAGAGACTTTACTATTTTTAATAAAGTATCTGATATGGCTGATATGGCAAAAGAAGCAACAAAAGCATTATTTGAATGTATAGAGAACCGCGGCGGCCTTGTCTCAATGGATCCTGCCGACGGCGACGCATGGGAGATTTGGATTAGAGATGAAGATAATGCTGACCATTGCTATTATCTGTTTAATTATGACAATGCAGTAATAGAGGTGTAAGATGAGAAAAAAGACCATAGAAATATTTATGAGTCCCGTCAAATTATCTTCTTCTGTTTTTATTAGAGATGAGCAAGGATTATTAACTTCTTATAAAGTTGACAATAAAAAACTTGTTGATTTTGTTATTAAACAAGAGAATGTAGAAGAAGTAACAATTAACGGAGCTAAAATATATACAAGTAAATTTAAAGACCAAATGGAAAAACATATGGATAAGAATTGTAAATTCACATTAAGGAGTAAATAATGGCACATCTAATTAAAACAACAGAAGTATATAGAGTAGAGACCGAGGACGAAGCTAAGAAATTTATTGAAGAACAGAAACAAAACGATTCCTATGAGATGATAAAATATTCTTCAGAATATAAAATCAAAAAGGCAAAAGGTGAAATAGAAGATGAATGGTTTAGAGTAACCCTTGTAAAGAATTTTGATGACGAAAAAGACCCTATAGGAAGTGTGAAGATTAGTTATGAAGATTAATATTAAGAAATTAGAACCAGAAGCTATAATACCTACAAAGGGAAGTGATGCGGCAGCAGGTGTGGACCTGTATGCACCTAGAGCTTTGGCGATTCACCCTGGATCTAATGGAATTATTAATACTGGCCTTGCTATAGAAATACCTGATGGGTACTTTGGCGCTATATTTGCAAGATCCGGTATGGCTACCCGTAAGGGACTCCGCCCGGCTAACTGTGTAGGAGTTATTGACTCTGATTATAGAGGGGAAATTATAGTGGTTTTACATAATGATACTGATATAATTAGACCTGTTCAAGAAGGTGATAGAATTGCACAACTTGTTATTTTACCTTACGAGAAAATTGAGTTTAGTGAGGTGGAAGAACTTACTGACACAGAGCGCGCTGACGGCGGCTTCGGTAGTACTGGTAATTAGAACAATAAAAATGCGGAGGCATTAGCCTCCGCTTTTCTTTTATCCGAATATTCCTCGATAACTATTTATCATAGAACTAACATCACTCTTTGCATATATTCTAGTTGTATTAATATTTTCATGCCCAAGATAATCCTGTACCTGTTCCAATGGCATGCCATGTCTAAGTAAATATGTTGCTGTAGTATGTCTAATCAAATGAGGATATACTCTTCTACCTATGTCTGCTCTTTCACCTAACTTGCGAATTATCTTTTCAAGTGCTTCTTTTTTAATTCTATGATATGGTCGCCTATCACTAACAAACAGTGCTGGGTCATCATCCTCTCTAATAGCTAGATATTCCTGGATGGCCATCACCGCCGCCGCATTTAACAAGACTACCCTTTCTTTATTGCCTTTTCCAGTTACCTTTAATATTCCACGATTAAAATCTATATCTTTAACATCAATATTTACCACCTCGCTTACTCTACATCCCGTCGCAAAGAAGAACTCAAGTAATGCACGTTCCTTTGGCTTAACACATGCATACCGCAATTTTTCTAGTTCCATATCGGTCAGAGGTTCCCGCACATTTTTCTTATATTTAATTGGCTCTATAGTTGCCATAGGGTTTGATTTAATCCTGCCGCAATCCGTCATATATCTAAAGAATCCATTTAGGATTACTCTCATTGTATCTTTTCTTCTCTTGCTTATATGTCTACGGCGTTCATAATCATCTAAAAAAGTAATTACATCCCATTCCGTTACATCTGGTAGTGCTTTTGGTATAGCTAAACAAAATGCTTTAAGTGTTAATGAGTATTGCCGCAGCGTTCCTTCAGATAGTCCCTTTGCTTTCTTTCTAACTAGATACTGTAATACTTCTGAGTAACAGTTATCTACAGTACATAGGCTAGTTTCCTGTGGAGAAAAATTAAAATTATTTATTACTTCTTCTATTGCTTTATCTATTATAAGTAAATCTGTTGATTCAAAATTATTAGATAATGATTTGAGTATTTCATCTCTTATTTCTCTTGTAGTCATAATTATTCTCCTTTTGTAAAAATTTAATTTCTTAAAAAAATAATTATAACATTTTATTTATAAAAATTCAATTGTATATTAAACAATAGTTAAGTAAATAATAATTTTATAGCTAATCCTATTACTTTTTATGGTGCAAATGGAACAACTCCTGCTATTAATGCTTGGTATTTAGGTATGATAGTTTATATCTGTGGATTTGTTGAAAATGTAAGTACTGCAGCAAGCTCTGAAAAAATTATTGCAACTGTTAATCATTATAATACCATACCACATCCTAGGACTGTTATTAGAGTTCCAGGCAGATATGGAACAGCATACTATCCTGGAACTAATTGTTATACAGCAGTTACAAGTCGAGACGGCCGTATAGATATAGTGATGACAAGTTCAACAAGCACTTCTAATGTGCAAGTTTATTTTGGAAGTGTTGTTTATTATGGTAGCATTGCCTAAAATAATCATTTTAATCAAAACGTAAGACTAATGTAAGACGTATATAATTTGTACCAGTATTATTAGCACAAATTGTATAAAAACGGTTTTGTTCCCCTGCTTGCGCATACCATAATGTCCCTCTACTACCAGCCATAGTATCATAGGTTTTTATGTCACAATATTGTACACCTGCAGGCTCCATTGGTCCAATAGCTAAACCATAAACACCTGCATTAGAATATGTGGCATATATAGAATATATTCCTGTATAGGGCCATGTAATAGAATATCTACTGCCCCATGAAGTGGTAGCAGTATATGAATACTGTGATGTCCATGTTGTTGTAAACTTATTATTTACTTAACCCACTTATTTAATTAACTTGTATAATTATACATATATAGCATCTTTGTTACTGCGGCAGGACCGCCGCCAAGACTATTAACTTAAATTGTCCTTGACTCTTGAAAAAATTTTTGCTACACTGTAGTTAGATAGAATAAACAAAAAGAGGTAAATAAAATGACAATTATGTCTTTAGATATATCAACTACATCAACAGGTATAGCAATATTTGATAATAATAAACTATTACTTGTAGAATGTATCGCACCGACTGGCAATGTATGGAAGCGTATTCGCAAGATAACAAATAGAATAGAAGAATTGGTGGAACAATATAAGCCGCAGGCTATTATAGCAGAAGAACCAGAACCTGCATTTGTAAAGAATAATATAGATGTATATCGCAAATTAACAATAGCACATGGTGATATAACTATCATGTTAGATGAACATAAACTAGAAATGCAGCTGTGTACAAGTGCTCATTGGAGAAAAATGGTTGGAATTAAAACAGGTAGGGGGATAACAAGAGCTATGTTGAAACCAAAAGACATAGAAAAAGCGAAGGAATTATTCCCTAAGTTTGCGGCGGAGGTAAAACAGAATGATGACAAAGCCGATGCTATTTTAATTGGATATGCTTATTATCTTGAGCATGCAAAGAAAGAAGAATTAGAGTATAACTGGGAGTGACCTCCGGTAGGAAACACGCGCGGGCGTAGGTGAATGACATCTTGTAATATCTAGAATAAGAAGTATGGAAGACACGCCGCCGCGTGTCTTATTTTAGTGAATTAAATGAACTTCGTTAGGTAAATAATAATTCACAGACAATGAAAGAAAAATTATTTCTAGATGATTTTGCGTATTTTTCTTTAAACAACGGAGTTACAATGCATCCAGCAGAAGGTGCAACAATTAGTAATAGTTCTAGCAATCCTGGAGGCATAACATATACTAGCTCTTATGAAAATAATTTTATACATATTTATAACACAGGTGGAATACGTAATATGACTTCAAAAAATTTAGTGTTATTAGTGGCAATGCATATTAGCTATATAAACTCAAGTTCTGCGGGAGATTATAGTATTGGAACATGGATTAAAAGACACACAGCAAGTGAAAGTACTTATCAAAATTATAAATATTTAGGTTTTACTTCCTCTAATACAGGCGTATATTGTATTGTTGCTGATACTGTCTATGTATCTATACCACCAGGAGGATATATAGCTATATTAGTTTATAATCAAACAAGTGGTAAAACTATAAAAACAGCTTCAAGTGGATGGGTAGATTTTATACCTGTATCTATGTATAATGAATAAAATTTAAAGAGCACTAGAAATAGTACCTAATATATATCCGGCATTAACAGTTACAGCAATTTTTGCAGTTAAAGATTGACTAGAATTACGTATAGATATAGCAACTCCTTCTGAAGTAAAATTAGTACGATAAACATAGCACCAACTACAATACTGACCTTGATTGCTAGCATTATTAATATCCCAATACCAAAGCATTCTACTATAGCTAGGATTGAGTGGTACAGGTACAGTATATATACCGATACCATTTGGAGCCAATGTTTGATTATCAAATAAGTAGGCATGGAATCTTATTAATTCTGGCGTAAAATTATTATTTACTTTCCTATCATTTACTTAACTATTGATTTTCGTAAAAGATTTTTACAACCATTCGAGGCGAAGCCAAAAAAACGGGTGTTAAGCATTTTTAGCTTAACACCCGTTAATCTATCAATTATAAAATTACTATGCTTCGTAAGGCTTTCCTGTAATTTCTGTAAACTCTGCTTCAGTAATTCCGAGATGTTTACCAACAACGGCTCTTACTCTCTCAATACTCCAGAGTCCTTTATCATAGAAACCTTTAATCTTTTCAAAATTTTTGCTATGATTCATAACATTCCTCCTTGTTACAGTTCAATATCAGACATAATAGCAATGTACTCAATATCAGATGTGTTCTTTGCTGTCTGTTCTGCAAGACCTGGTTTAGCAAGTTCTACAAGAACAACATCACATTTGCTTTCTGTTGATTCGCCTGTCTCTTCATCTACGCTTGTATCATATACATAGTCAAAGATTTTTTCAAGCTTTGCAACTACGCTATATCCAGTTACAATACGTAGAGTTTCTGTTTCAGTTTCATTTTTAATCTCAATACGAGCGATATTTGCGGCGTCACTAACAACGTCCTCAATCTCGCCCAGTTGGATTCCGTCAGCTTTGATCAGAGCGCGGAATACATCACTGTGAACGCTGAATCCACTTGGAACAACGTCATATTTAAAGTTTCCGAAAACAATTTTATTCATATTAAATCTCTCCTTTGCGGCGGCCTAGGTGACCACCATCTTTGTATATCTAGATAAAGCGGGATGTTTTTAACGACCTCCCGCAATTACAAACTTTTTATATATAAGTTTAAAAACGTATCTATCTATTATTCCACTAAATAATAAGACTCTCGACTACAATCATATTCCTTATGAATCCTTGGTATGGGGAAGTAGTTATTACTATACTGTGGGAAGTGCTTCAGTAAAGCAGGTTTACAATTTATTTTTAATTAATTTTATATTAACTATATCCCGTGAAATAGTAGATTTTTCTACCGTACAATTACTTAGATTACCAACACACAGATTAAGTGGACCACAATTTTCTACTGTAATGGCTTATAGTAGTAGCAGTGGAACTGCTCCTAGTGTTTATCCATATGGTGGATCTGAACTGGCAGCAGGAGGCAGGACTTATTTAGCTCAATCTATAATGTATCATGTATATTCTGGATATAAACTTGGAATGATGTGTATTATAGTTGGAGAGCCTGGATACGGATGGGATTAATTAATTTTATATCTAGTCTTCAATCTGTTTATATAGAAATCTAACAGTAACTTTTTCTGTTCTTAGTGCAGAAGAATACATTCTGATTGCGATTCCTCCACCTGCAATGTAATCACTATAATCCATAAACCAATTATTATATCTTGGATTAGATGATGTAACTGATACCATAAGCGGTGTGATACCACCACTTACACCTAACTGACTTGGAGTTACAATTACCACTCTTACTGTATTTGCTTGAAGTGTATAATTTTCTGTAAACATCGCTAGTCTTACAGTATTAATAGAAAAGTTATTATTTAATGTACTTAATTGCTGAGCGATAGTACTTGTCGCGTCCGGTAGATCCGAAGCACTAGCATAACCGACTACATTAGCAAAATAATCATTCAAAGCAGATTGGGAATATGTCTTATAGTCACTAGGACTTGCAACATCCTCAACACTAGATAAAAATACGTCTTTAAACTTGTTGTCTACTCTTTTTCTAAACCTATTGAATTTTGTCCACATACTAGATGTAACTTCTGTTGCATTAGTAACACGGACACTGGTGTCTAATAGTTCAGTTGATGTTTCACTACTAGACGAATCAAAATTCTGTATACCACTTGAAACTGTGGTGTTACCAATGTTACCACCTGATGCAGTAACCTTGGTGTTGATCTGACTCTGTATTGGTGCGGCGGCGCTTGGTATATCGCCGAGCACAGTCTGGAGATCTTTAGTACTAGAGTCAGACATTTCTACATCTACATTTGAAGCATCAGCACCAATGGGTGTTTCTGTACCCCATATGCCGTCCTCAAACTGAGATACTGATTTAATTTTTGACATAATTTAATCTCTCCTTTTGTCTCGCGGCGGTCCCGCCGCAGGATATGTAAGCGGTGCCCGGTGAAAGACACCGCGGAATTGGTTTCATTAAAATTGGGTTTCATCTGTTATTTTACTAAATAATAAAACTTCTAATGCTACAACCTCTAAAGCAGGATTAATGTCTGCTGCTGATAAAACTAAACTTAATGTAGTAAATTCTGATTATAAAACTGCTTATAAAGAAGTATACATTGCAGCTAATAATTCTGGAAATTTAGCACAATTATCATTAACAGCTGGCATATGGCTAATAATAGGATTTGTAGATTTTAATGCTACTGTAAATCAATATAATGTATCCATAACTGGACCTAATAATTTTTTACATACTGTTAGAGCTTGGGGAGCGAATGGAGGCGGAACTAATAATGTAATAGTACATAGAGTGACAGCAGGAACCTTTACATTAGTTTGTTGGACACCAACTGCTGCAACTGCCAGAGGTACTATGTATGCTATTAAATTAGCTAGCTAATTATATATATAAAAACCACTTGCTTTTAACCATCCCCAATAATCACTGGCACTTGTAGTTTTGCCACTTTTAGTGACAAAAAATACTCTACTAGCTCCAGAGGTATTTGTTAGTCTAAATTGTGGACTTGTAGTAGAATAAACATCTTCTATAATTCCTCTACCGGAATCATGATAAGCAGTCCCCAAACTAGTAGTAGTTACTAACATTGTACATTCTCCTATAGTAATACCTCCAGTTGCAATAGAAGAATATGATGGTTGAGGGTTAGGCATTGTGCAATTAGCATATTCTCCAGCTTCTGAAACATGTGCTTTAATAGTTATGCTCCATAATATTAATTTTGCTGCCGGAAACCAAATATAATTACCATAACGATAGTCATAACTTGCTGACATTGAACGATTTTTTGTCCCGGCCATTAAAACAGGAACATATGTACTATTAATCGGTATATTATTATTTAATGTACTTAATTGGTCTGCTACTGAACCAACAGTAGCTACGTCCGCATCTGTTTTATATCCAATTACATCAGCAAAATAACTATTCAATGCTGCTTGAGAGTACGTTTTAGTATCACTTGGCTCAAGCACATCCTCAACAGAACTAATTAAAAAGTTACTAAATTTATTTGAAACCCTTTTTCTAAACATATTAAATTTTGACCACATAGTAGTCTGACTTTCACCTGCCGCAACTACTACGTCTGTGCCGTCAATATCCTCTGATGTGTCTGTCTCTGAAGCAGGATCAAGGACACTGACCACAGTATCTTTTATATCTCCACCGCTGGCATTTACTTTACCAGTCAGTTGTGTTTTCATACTAGGATCGGAAACTGAAACATTACCAAGTACTGATTGTAAATCTTTAGTAGAAGTAGAATCACTTAAAGCTACATCTACATTACTTGCATCAGCACCAATAGGAGTTCCATTTGCCCAGCTTCCGTTATTATATTCATAAACTTCTTTAATTTTTGGCATTTAATGGCCTCCTCATCTTAATTCTAAGTAACCGTTTTCACCTGCATGGGCTTTAGCACCAGTCACATCAGTTGCATCATAATTAGGTAATAATTCATCATCAGTAAATACATCAGTAGCAGTACTAATCTTACTAACGTCCCAAAGACTTGAAATATAAATATGCTCTAAACTAGAACAACCACTAAATAAATCATTAGCACTAACTGAAGTTGCATCAAATTTAAATTCCCAACTACGTAAATCTAACGATACCAGACTAGTACAATCAGCAAACATACCTTCAACAGTGGTAGCTGCAATAGGCATTATTGTAGCTAAACTTAATGCGGTAAGTGCATTACAACCACTAAACATTTGATACATATCTGCAACTCTGCTTGTATTAAAACTTGTTAAATCAAAAGAAGTACAAGCACGGCAAGTATAAAACATTCGTCTCATTGTAGTTACTTTAGATGTATCAAAACTGGTTAAACTCAGTGATGTTAAACTAGTACATAAGTTAAACATTAATGCCATTGATGTAGCATTACTAGTAATAAAATTACCTAATGTTAATGTAGCTAAATCATAACATTCACTAAACATACCTGCAAATGTAATTACATTACTTGTATCAAACATAGATACATCAAGAGAGGCTAAAGTCATACAAGAATCAAACATATATGACATATTTGTTACTGCGGCGGTGTTGAAATTTGTTAACACACAATTATATAGTGCAGTACATCCACTAAACATATATGACATATCAGTTACTGCGGCGGTATTATGAGCCGTCATGATAACTGAACCCAGTGCTGCACAACCTTTAAACATATGTGCAAAACTAGTACATTTTGATGTATCTAATCTATCTAAATTATTAATGGCAGTCAGATTCTCACATCCATCAAACCAATATGCTGTAGATACTGGTTGAATCTCACCCATAAAGTTTACAGTTGTAATATTGGCAACACGACTAGTCCATGGGATGTCCGTAGATGCGGCCGCCGCAATACTTTCAACTCCTTTATAATAAGTCTTCGAACCAACGACTTGACCATTATTATATTTATTCTTTTCTAATCTAATAAAATTTAAACTTGTATCTGAAGTATCATAATAAGCATATGCTTCAGTATCTACATATGCATCATCACTTATCTTAAAACAAGTAGTACCATCTGATTTGGTAGTATAATCATTCAAAGAACCTTTATAATAGTGTCTATTTAAAAGTTCATTTACTTTTGCAATATCTGAACTTATACTCATAAAGGCCTCCTTTCTAATCTGCTACTACAAACCAAAGAGCACCTTCTCCCGATACTACCGTAGTATCAGGACTACGTGTATCGCCTGCCTCTGCGGCCGCAATAACTAAATTTCTTTTATCTAAATAATCTATATTAGCTTCAAGGCTATGAATGTTAGATAACTCATTCTTAACCCAAACAGCTTCAGGCCATGCACTCATGCTATTACCTCCCTAATAATTGTTCCTGTACTTTGATCTATTGTTGTTGTCTTAGTCTTCAAAGTAGTCTGAGAACTAGTTGTTCCATAAGACAGCACCGCAGTAATAGTAGTCAGCGTATCACTAGTCTCGGTAATAGTTGTAACCATCTTATAGAAGTTTCCACTAGGAGCTGCGTTAGCATCATAATGTTCAGTAATAACAATACTCGCGCCACTGTCATCAATACTTACATAGTGAGGAGTACCAATTTTTACTTCATATTCGAGATTGAGTCCACTAGCCATATCTACAAGCTGTCCATCTGTACCAAAAGGCATAAATGCACTATAAGATGAACCTTGTTTTTCATGTAGACCTTTTATTCTATCCATAATGACTCCTTTTAATCTCCATTAATTTACTTCTGTATAAATTGTATAATCAATTAAAACACTTGGCGGCGCGCCATCAGGAAACTCTATACTAGTTAAATTCACGCAATCATCTGATTCGTACATATTAGTTACGCCAAACCAAATCGTTTTATTCTCTGTATCCCCATTAATCACCATTCTAAAACGATGATTTAATGTAGGATTACTACCTTGCGTCCAAGTTTCAAATATCATATCATCTTTCTCTGCTACGACTACTCCAAACTTAACAACCACAGAGCTGCCGCCGCTTGGAATAATAGATGCAATGGCATTTTCACCTGGACTAAAAGGACCAGTTATCTGGCCAAAAATTCCACTTGATACATATTCTGCCATAATAAAATCCTTTCTAGAATAGAAGAAAAAACGCTATAAAAAATTATAGCGTTTTGACCATTCTTCTATTATCTATAAACTAAAGTGCATCTTCCGCAACAGGAATATTAACTATTTTAAACCAAAAACCTTTGTTTTGTAAGTTCGCAGCTTTATTTGTATCTACTGGTGTGCCATTCGCATTAGCATAATCTTTAATTACAGCTTGTGAAGGGTCAATTCCGGAAGTTTCAAATGAACTGATAGCATACCAGTTATTTTGTGCTACACTTGCCGCAGGTGAAGTAATATTACCTTGACTATCAAATACAAAGTGAGCATTAACATTATTATAATCATAACCATAGATAGTTAATGTTGTACTTGTACTTATATCACCGACAGAAGTAACCCAACCTAAAGCATGCGTTTCTGTTGGATTAACCGTACCATCTGCGTTATAACCAAAACCATAAGGTTTTTGTGCTTTTAATATTGCTTCAGTAGTAAAGTTACCAAACAGGTGATTAGATGTAAAGATACTACCCATTGTAGTCCATTTAAACTGACCACCAGTAGTTCTTGAAGTACCTGTATCATCCTGCTCATAGGTCCAGTATACACCATCTTTAATTCTTAATTCTTCAAGAGTAGGCTCAAGTAACTGATAATTACCAGTTGTTAATCCTTGTCTATATACTGGGTCACTATATAAAATTACTAATGTATCACCTACATTTCTAATGGCTACGATACTATTAACAGGTGTTTCACTTATCTGAATATCTGTTGAACTCTCACCATCTGGAATAACATCATATTTATTATACCAATAACTTACTTCGTCAAGTTTATTTTCATTGCTTATATAAGTATCAACAACATTAGCAACTTGAAGAGGTAATGTTTTAGTATCTCTAACACCAGCAATTTCTGTTTCAGTATTATATTGTAATACAAAGTGTTGGTCGCTATTAAAGTAAACATCCTCAACTACTTGTAATCTACCAACTGTTTGTCTTGGCAAATCAGATGTTCCAGAAGTATAATAAGCATATACGTTACCGTCACTTTCTAACCTAATATGTGAAACAGTAGGAATAGCAATAGACTCAGTAACATTAGCACTTGTTTCTGGATGCTCTGGATCAACAAGAGTGTAATAAGTAACAACTAAATAACTGCGTTCTGCTTGATCTATAACAGAAATATCTGGAGTAATTTGCTTAACTACTTTCAAGCGGCCAAGCGAAATGTAATCCCCCACAGTTCCAGTTTCTTTATTATTCTGGTCACTGCTATAATCTCTTAACCTGTAACGCAGTTCAAAATCATTTGTTACATCACAATTCTCAAAATCAATACCATGTATTCCTCTTGGAATAAACATTTGATAATCTTTATAGAAAGGATGACCTTGAGAATCTGCATATTCACGCATTATATTGGTGTAGTTATATCCACCCTCACCATCTGATTTAGCTGCCCAAATTTCAGTCTTAACAAAACCAGGGTCATCTATATAAGTAACAGGATATACTGTATTATCAATTATCTTTCTTGTTTCATCCCAAAGATAATAGTCATCACCAACTTTATAATAAGCCTTTGGATTAGCTGGCTTAGTGCTAGGAAGAGTAGCAACTTCAATTACATCTGGTCCATAGGCTGACACTGATTCGACAGTATAGTTAAATACTGTATAAGGAAAATCAAATCCTATCTTTACTCCAACAATATTGCCTTGAGCATCACGAAGATTACAATAGCCATACTGAACGTCATCATAGTAACCTTCATCTTCTACATAACCAGCTTGTCTTGAAGCACGTAACTCACCTTTTGAAGCATCTACATTGTCACCATGAACATATTCATCTATGAAGCTAGTCCAATCAATTAATTCAACCTCAGGTGAATCTCCTTCAGGACCAACTATTTGCCCTACGTAAACAGCACCGCCGCCAGGGTTCAGAACAAACTCGCCCCATACTTTTGCAAATATAGTTAAAGGCGCATCATCTTTGTCTTTTAAAGCAGTTATTGCGGCGTTGGTATCTCCCGTGTTATCAACCAGAACATAACTGTAGTGTGTATACTTAGGTACATATCCAGTCCATGATAAAGCACTACCGCCGCTTTCACCCGGATCAGTATCAGTATACTTTACACCAGCTTCACCATAGAGAGTAACTATCTCTCTATCATCTTCTCTTTTTAAATCTTTGAATCTAACATCTGCTGCTAAAACACCATCAACATTACTAATTTTATATTCATAGTGTTTATATTTCGGCACTTGAGCTGTTACGCGGTAACTACCTGTAGTAGGTGCATCATAATCTTCATATACAATATCTAGTGCCGCCGCAATCAGTGTTACACTTTCTGTATCATTTTCAGTAATAGTATTATTATCATTAACATAATAGCCTTCAATTGGCTGTCTGTTAAAAGGTTCATTATAATTTAAACCTCTTCTGAATATAATACCATTCTCTCTATTGTACTTTTCATTTTTATTAACAAGTGTATCTATAATGACATACTCATTATAATTAGCATCCACATAAGACCCGCCTTTTTGGAAGAGGTCAACCATGTCTTTAATGCTATCATAGTGAGCCACTAGGTCATAAGTACGTCCTTGTTTTCCACCATAGAAGCTATACATACTCATTATCTAATCTTAACCTCCTTAAACCGTATAAGCGTAATCTAAAATGAAATCTTGTATCTTAGTAGTATCATCTCCATTAGGAGCCATTACACCAACAAAACTAATTTGAGTTCCATTATTGATTTCATATACTCCACTACGACCCAATCTGATTGGTTCTCTATTAACACAGAATAATGCTCCTGGTCTAGATTGTATTCCAATTTTATCTACTGCCGCAACACCAACATCTAAAATTGAATTAACAACACATACATCACCATTATCATCAAAATCTAATGTATTATCTGTCGCACCTGGACCATTATATACAAAAGGATTTCTAGCCTGCACAATATAGTCATAACCAATTCTTCCTAATTTGAAGCATAAATAGTTATAATCTTCATTTGGAGTAAATACTATAGTAAACTCTTTAGTTCTATTATTTACTCCTTCTTGATAAGGGCCTAGATTTAATGATTTCTCGATAGTCTGAGTTTTTTCACCGGTATGGCTAGCTTCTCTAGCAGTTCCTCTTTCCTTATACAAAACAAGAGAAAAATCAAAATTACTAATTTCACCACCATAAGCTGGCTGTAAATTAGAATCTTGTCTAGTCGCAGAGAATCTTAAATAATAAGTAGTTTTTGCTTTGAACTGCGCTGGATTCGCGGCCGTGCCTAAGTGCAGCGCATAGTCTTCAAAAACTTGACCATTATCATACCAACTAATATAAACTGAAGAACTATACTTAGATAGCGGAGAAAGATATGTTCCACTTGCATTTTTTCTTATTTGTCCAATTTGTAACATCCTTTTATCTCCTTAAATTTTTTGTAATGCTTTACTTGCGGTTATACTCATCATAGAGTTCACATCCAAAGGAATAGAAATAGTTTGAATCATATAATCGCCATATATACCAGAAGCGGGGTCATTAACAGTAATTCTTGTATTAGGCTCTAAATAATAAATAGGTAAAGCACTAATAGTAATACTATTATTCATATTAGTATATTGATATAGCATTTCACATACTCTTTGATAAGCTGAGTTCTGCCAGCCGCCCATAATCATCAAATCATAAATAGTTGGTGTTACTTGCGCCCAGGCTTGTCCCATTGAGTCACATTCTTCTCTTAATCTTTTCTGTTGTTCAGAATCTAATTCATTATCAATAAATACTATATCTGGAACTTCTTGTTCAAATACACAATTAATCCCATCCTCTGAAACAGCAATACTGCGTCTTCCAATATTCTGTACATTATACTTTCCAACTTCTGCATCACTGTCTATTATATCTAAATAAAAATCAATAGAACTAGGGTCTTCCGCAATAGCAGAAACAAATTGTTGATTTTCCAAATCATAAATCTTAGGTAATTCTTCAATTAACTCAGTATAATAATAAGGAAAATCTGTTCCTGTTTGCCAAGCCTCTAATCCTTGATAATACAACTCTTCACGCCAATCTCTTGAATAAATAGTCTGTCCTACATCAACAGTAGTAGGAACATACTCACCAGAAGTATTATCCCAAGCATAATATTGATTGTTATTTATATCATAATAAAATCTATCATCATGTCCTTCGCGTGGGAAACTCATAGCATTATCGAATACCATTACATAACTTCTTGCTCTAACCACACCAAATTCATCAGTATATAAACTAATGCCTTTGTGTTCACCATAAACATAATCTGGATTTTCATCTGTTCCTATGTTTAATGTTTTTTGTGGTTTTTTATCAATAGCTAAATGGTATCTAATAGGAATCTGATTACCTAATGTATCAGTTCTCACTCCCCATACTACATAATCATTTTTAATATTACTATATAAAGGCGCATTACTAAAGCTATTAACTAACTTTGTTCCTTCAAAAGTATAAACAGACATACCACCCGAAAGGTCAATTGTATAATCTTGAATTGCATCTGCTTCTAATGTTTCTGCGGGAGTCTTACCGCCGTGATTAGCTTCATAAGATTGATATGAAGTGTAAGTTGTATTTAAATAATTCTTAATTTCTTGGAATCTAAATCTACCATATACATCATAAAAGTATTCATAGTTACCTAATAACTGTACAATCTGATCTAGCACTCCAGTAACAGTTTGTCCAACATCACCAATCAACTCACCTGGGTAAGTAAAATCAGTTAAGAAGAAACCTACATCTTGACCTGCTTCATAAGGTGTAATTGCGGCGGCGTCACCCCCGGCCGCATCTAACGCATCCGCATAGTCGATATAGTAACTGTGTGTAGTTTCTCCAGTGTCACTAGATAGCTTCACATAATATAATGGAGTATCTCCGCTCCATTGAACAACCTGTTTAATTCTTTCATCAACATCAGAAATAATAATATTAGCCATAGCTTCTTCACCCCAGTGATTAACTACTTCCATAATAATTTGCTTAATCGTTGGGTTGTCTATATAATAAGTCCCATCTTCACCTTCTTGGTCTCTAGTATGGAACTCGACGGCGGAAGGAATTACTCCTCCCGCGTCGCCATTTAATAAACACATTTTATCTTTTAAAGTTAAACTAATATTAACTCCTGTTGTTGAGTGAGTAATGTTAGGGTCAAATATAACAAAGATTCCCATTGGAAACCAAATTATATTACCATACTCTTTTTTATAATCAATGGTATAATGAAATGTCTGGTCTTTTAAACCATGAATAGCATCATAAGTATAATTAGGAACAGTATTCTTTATACCAATTTCTAATTTAATTTTTCTATTAATTGACAATAAATCATCAATTTCTGTTAAGTCATTTACTAATTCTTCAGCAAAGACTGTCAAATTTGCGGTTCTTCTTAAACTTGAATTGCCATCAAGATTCAAAGTACCGCTAATTACTTTTCCTTGTATCTCTTGAACTGGGTCTTCTTTCCAAGATAAAACAGTTATTCTCACAAACTGCTCTTTGACTCTTAAATTATCAAGCTGATTCAGAAAAAGTTTATCTTGTAAGAACTCATACATTTTTAATAAATTCCTTTCACAGCTTGTAAGAAGTAAAATATCATAGCATCTACAGGACAACTAATATCAAATAAAGTATTTACACCTTCAACTTGAATAATATCAACTGGATACCATTTACCATTATAATACATTTTTGCACCATCTGCAGAAGTATAATAGTCGTATTGGCGCGGAACCTCAGGCGCTGCTGCACCTTTATTGTGACTTAAATTCCATTCTTCCAAAGTAGGATTACTAGCTTGATTTAAAGCCTCTGGAACACTTCTTGTATTATACTTATTAATTAAATATCTAGCATCTACTCTTGTACCTGCAACATACATTTCTTCAATTGTATATTCTTCAGAACCTGGATCTAATAACAATCTACCTGTTTCACCTATAATGAATGTAGTTAAATTAGTTCCACTTTCACTAGAATCTACTCCAGAGCTTCTTGCCTTTAAAATAGTTCCCGGTTCAGCCTCTACATCTAGATTAATAACTGTAATAATCTGAGTATAATAAGTATCATTACTAGTACCACTAGCTTCTTCATCATAATAATCTACATAATATTTATACCATAATGTTTTAACAACATCTTCAGTAGGTTCAAATGTATTTATATATTGACCATTAATTTTAGTATAAATTTTCTTATAAGCAGTATGCGTACTATCTTTTTGAGAAGAAGTGGTAATTACCATATCAATTGCCATTTCTGTATCTGCTAATGGAATAATAGGAGTGTTCTCAGTTAAGAAAACTCCATCACCCTTTAACTCATAAATATTATTAGGAGGTTCTATAATAATATTAGCCGTGCCAATTTTAAATCCCCATCCTAATACAATATCATCTATATCATCTTCAGTAGTGATTTGTTCTCTTGAATTTTCATCATCAATATCATCTACTGTTGTCATTGTTCTACTATGAATTAAATATGGGTCAGATTCCATTTCTAATCTTAAATAATTTAATGTATATCCAACTACTTTATTTTCATCAATAATCTTATTAAAGTTATAAGCATCTTTAATGAAATTATTAATATCTGTATTAGCTGGATATGTTGTAGGTTCACCACCTAATCTTGCAATCCGAGGGTCTGCTTCAAGAGTAATATTAGGATTGTAAGTTCCTACGGTAATAAGACCATATTTATTTAAATTTGGAATAGTAGGTTCATCTACTTCAACAAGAGTGGCAGAAAAGTCATAAATTAATCTTCCTAATTCTTGTTTCGGTGTTAAAGTAACATTCATTACTTTAACAAGAATATTGCCTTCTTGTAATGATTTAAATAATTTAACTTTACCATTATATAAAAATTCTTCTACAGCTTTTCTAAACTCACGTTCATAGGTATAATCATAGTCATTAACAAATACTTCTATTTGGTCACGAATTGTTTGATACCTATCTTGATTGTGGTCATATAAATCTGTATCAGAAATAAATAATCTAGCATTTGCATCCATATATGCAGTAATTAGTCCAGTACACTGTAATTCTCTATAATACATATTTCCATTTCGTCTAACAAAAGGAAATTGAGAACCAATTGTATCTGTTTTAGATTCTGCTATAGTGCGTACAAAATTAGATATTTTAAAATCATAGCGTAATTTTAATTGTTTAGCATTTGATAGAGACTCGCTTGCTTCTACCAAAAACGCATCTTCAAACTCTCCCATAACCGCAGGAGTAGTAATAATTAATCCTCTACGGCCATAGGCATCTTTAGTCTGGATACCATATTGATACCAAACACCTGATTCAATAGTAAAATCACAATAAGTCCAATCTATAGCTTGTAATTTAATAGTTTCATGTGCTATATCTTCCCATACTGTAAAATTACTTCTAGAAGAAGATCTACGAAGAACTAGATTACCAGTAAATGTATTTTCTAATCCTTTGATTTTAATTTCGGCATAACCTTCTTCTTCTATTACTTCTGCTTCTATTGTCGCGGCAAGTCTATCATCACTATTAATAGTTACATTAAATGGAACAATTTTTGTTTCTTGATAATTATTCTTTGTAAGTATTGAAATAGCAAGATTATAATTATTTTCATTACTCATCTGATATGGAAGAATAACTTCAAATTGTATTGAACCATTATCTTCAAGAATAACATTATTATAGCTATCAAATGTAGTCCATTCAGAATCAGATAAAACTTGCGATTGGTCTGCATTTAATAGTTGTACTCGCCATTGAGAAAGTGTTTCTTCTTTAGACCCTGGCGTATATGAAATAATAAAATCAGAATCTACTGAAGCTACAATTAATTCAACTTCCTCATCATCAAAAGCAGATGAAGTATTTTCCAATCCAACCACATAAAATTCTGGTCTTAATACTCCCCTAATGCAACAAACAGTTGACCACTCTGAAAAGTAATTTAAATGACTAGAAAAATATGATAATTTTTGTGGATTTGTAACTGTATCTGTACTTAATCTAATTTGTACTTTATATGTAACATCTGGAATAAATCCAGGCTTTGATTGAGTCGTTGCTTTTTCTAAATCAGAATCACTTAACTCAATATAAAATCTTGCGGCAGTAGCTGCTATAACTGGATCTTCTTCAGGTGTTACTGAATTTACTGCACATATTTTGATTTGAGCAGGATATTTTTCAGTACTTAAAGCATTTGCATTGTTCTGTTGATAACGAACTGTTACATGTGCTGTATTAAAGTCTGACCTTCTGTTATATGACGAGAGAGCAAAATATACTCTTACAGTATTATCAGAAGATTGCCCAGTTACTGCACTAGTTCCCTGCTCATCCACCGCAAAAGCTGGCATAGAGTAAGCCACAATAGGTGGATATAAATTAGAACTCGCCATACTTTGCTTCCTCCTTGTATCACTGCGGCGGCCCAGTTAAAAACATCTTTTTAATCTAGATATTACTGGATGTTTTTAACGGGACCGCCGCGTTTTATTATTTATCTTTTCTAATTATTCGATCTTCATACTTTCTAGGCAATGCCCGTAAAGCCTTCATTAACTCACCAACGAATGTATTTCCCCTATAAGCCACATAATGAGCATATCGCTTTTCAAGACAATCCATACTATAGTCATCAATCCAACCTACTTGTTCAACAAAGTAGTGATATTCTCTAGTAATAAATGCTTTTATATCGTCTTTATCGGATTCAGTAAGTGTATCCACTTGAGAACTTAGTTTAACTAAAGATACTTTAATACCACTTATATCTTCAGCTATTGAATTAACGCTGTCTTTTAATTCTTGTATATCACTAAGTTCCTTTTCTTTATCCTGGCGTTTTTTATACGCTTCATTAGCGAATGATTGCATCCATGTTTTATAGTCCATAACTGCTTTAAAAGCAAGGAATATCATAATAATACATAGGATTATAGTCATTGGGGAAAATGTTGTTAATAATTGTGTCAACATTTACCGAACCCCTCTTTCGTATTCAGAATTATCATTATCATTTATATTTAAAAAGTGAGCGGGTAAATGAATATATTTTGCCCAAAAAGAAAAAGGAGGATTTTACTCCTCCTCTTGTGTTTTTTCTTCTGTTGTTTCTTCTGCACTTAAACCCTGCTCCAATTTTTGCTGTAATTCTAATTGTATTGAAGCTTGATAGGCCGCATCTACTTCACTCATTATATCTTTTAACATAAAATATACTATGCCGACAGGTAATTCAGCCTCGGTAATAGTATTTAAAATGTTTTGATATGTACTATTAATTTTTAAATTTATATTCATATAAGCCTCTTTCAATGATTACCAATGTCCAGTCTGACACAATACATTATTAGTACGGAATTTTGTACTTGTTATAGGATAGAAATCTTTAGTATATAAACGCACATGAGTAACATACTTAATTGTATGTGAATTACCATCATGATCCTTCCAAGTCTCTGTGCTTGTATCATAATCAACGTCATAAGCATAAGACTCTTTACCATGTGACATAGAAATTTGAGCTTCTGATACATTCCTCCAATCTCCATTAGAATTACCAGAAGCTAAATATCCTGCTCCATGTCTACTTCCAGCTCCAGATGTTAATTTACCACTACTAGAACCAGTATGCGATCCATGACTAGTACCACCAGATGTTAAATATCCATCACCAAATTTAATTTGACCGTTACCACTTGCACTTAAAGTAAAATTACCATGTGATAAAGAATTACTTCCAATTTTCCATCCACCAATTGTACCGCCACCTGTTGCATTTAAAGTATTGACTGTAATAGTACCAGTAATAGTTGCTCCTGACGCAGAAACTTGACCTCTGTTATTAACAGTAAAAGCACCACCAGTACCACCTACTCTATTTCCTATCGAAATAATAGTTTTATCTTGAGCAGCTGTATTTCCATTAGTAATAACTACATCTGAGAAAGTTGCTACACCATTATTAGCAATGCTCCAATGTGGTCCAGATAAACTACCATTGCTATTTAAAGTAATAGTATTACCACCACTAGTTGCAGTTAATGATGTTGGATTAATTTTCCAACCTCCAATATTTCCTCCTGTAGTTGCAGTTAAATAAGTAGCTGTAATATTTCCTGTGATATTAGCATTGGTAGCAGTTAAATTACCATCTTTATCCACCTTAAATCTACCAGAAGTAAAACTGATACCTGGATTAGAACCTAAAGTGATAGTCATACCAGAACCTTGAATAGAACCAGTTCCATTTGCTTCAATTTTAACCTGATTAACACCTGCTTTACCAAAAGTGGCATTACCTGTATTTGCATCTAAAAATATAGTTCTTTGTCCAGATTTATAACCAAATAATCCAGTATTTTGACTACCGCCTTCCATAGAAGTACCGGTAACAATACCAGTAAAACTACCATCACTTTCTTTCTTACCGGCGCCCATCTGAGGGGCAAGTACATAGTTAGTACCATTAGAATTTAACTTTAATGATACACCATCCCAACCATTCATTGCAGCAAGGCCATATCTATTTAAATAAAATTCAATAGGTATAACAGCAACAGGCGTGCCATCAACAGAACAAGTAATATAATTATTAACATTTGTTCCAATATAATAGCTTGGAGGTTCAATAATAATATTATTATATCCAGATAGTGTACTAATTGCTTCTGCTTTTGGTTCTCTGGTGTCTATATCAATAGCATCAGTATAAATACGGCCACCCCAAGTATTCATCCATGTAATTGTACTTGGATCAACTTCATCACCATTAACTTTTGTTAAAACAAATGGTTTCTGAGTAAAAGCACTTCTTGTACCATCTGATTCATAATTACAACTTCTATATCCACCATTTATATTATACTGTAAATTTTGTAATAAGTCAAGTGGATAAATTGCATAAAATGGTTGGCTTGAAATACTTGTATCATTTACAGTTACTTTTAATGTATGGTTTTGAGTAACAGGTCTATTAACAGTAAAACTAATAGTATCAGTTGTATTGTTAACTGTCATATACTGACTGATATTTCTACCATCTAATTCAGTAGACCAAGTTAAATGACTATCATTCGGTTGATATTCTTTTAATGGATTTACTCCACCATCCCAAATCTGAACTTTAAATGGCATATTATCTGTTTTTTCATAAGTGCCATTTGCAGTTAATCCATACAAACCATTAGGGTGTCCAATTACTATTTTACTATATGTACTAGACTTAGGTGTAATACGTGTAGTATATTTAGTACCATTAGTACCTAACTCACCTTCTTTAGTAAAAGTAAAGTTAGTAGTTGCTATTAAGTGTTGACCTTGATAATCAACTTCAAGAATTATATTATTATTTGTTTTTTCTATATCGTATGTATTTTGTATGTTATAAGAAAGCTGTGCTTGATCTACAACTGCCCATCTTTCAACAAATGAACCATCGGAAGGACTTTCCAAAGAATCTCTTACAAAAGTATAAATCGGAGTAATTTGTTCATCTGTAGTTATAGTCGCTGGCAGCAGCATAGAATCAAACCCCTCTGTTTGAGTATTTGGATTCTCTTCACTATTACTAGGCCAAATCCATTTAATCTCTGCTTTACGAGTCTTTTCTTGTCCCTCGCCAAGATTAACTAATTGACCTTTATCATTGTATATATCAAAAGATAAAGCTAAAGTAGATAAGTCAATTCTATCTAATTCATCAACAGAAGGAGAAGCAGGACTTACTCCATCTGCATTATATTTAAATACTTGTGTTCCATTATTCAGAACTAATCTAAATTGTCCTGATGGCTCACCATTATTTAATGTTACTGCGGCAGTACCTACCAGATTATCATCCTGGTCATACACCGAGCATGAATAAGTAACAAAATAATGAGCCTCACTAATATTTATGTCTTTTCTAAATCTTGTGGTATCTTCTGGTTGATATAGCTCTTCAGAGCCTCCATCAATAGCTCTAGTCCAATGGTATGAATAACTATCTAATTCTTCTTGGGTTGCTCCATTAATGCGACAAGTTAAATCTGTTTTACCTTCATTAAAAGTAAAATCATTACCCATTGAAGAATAAATCCATACATTGTTAACATCTTCTTTAGTTAGATTTAAAACAGATGTAATTACAGATAATGCAGTTGTTTCATTATCTTGTTTAAATAATGCAACACATTTGTAAAAGTTCTCATAGGCTGGGCAGTCACTAGCATTGATTGTCTTAATATAAGTATCTGCGGCAAAGCCAATCCCATTAGTTCCTGCTCCGGTAACTGGGTTATTGAGACACCTCCAACCAACGCCGCCATATTGTTGATAATAAGGACTTTTACTATCAACTCTTGCATCTTTTGCAAACCAATAAAAACTTACTTTCTGTTCACCATAATTAACCTTTTTTCCTTTAACTCTTAAATCAGCATAAAGTTGTAAAGATTCTGGTTTAACTAATCCACCATTAGTATAGAAGAATCCACCTAATGGAGTTGTTATTCTTAAAGCTAATCCTTGTAATTCTTCTTCGCTAAGAGCATCAAGAAATTCGCATCTAATATTGGATATAATAATATCGGTAATGTTTGCATAGTATAATTCTCCAGAACTATTTTTTCTATATTGATACCACTCTTTTGTTATCTTATCATAAATACATTCATTGACATTAAAGGAAATGATGTTGCCTTCATCATCTTCAAAATGTTCATCTATATAATTATACTGTGAGTTACCTGTTTTTTGATTAGGGAAATCTTCACAGAATACACTCACACTATCTATACTCGCTAAATGTTCAGAATCTATATCAAAAATAGCATATTGGTCACTTCCTGCTACATAATTATAGGGTTGACCAGTCATTCTATCTATATTTAAAGTATATTCTCTAAATACATAGGCTCCTGCGGCTGCAGCATCTTCATTGGACTTATAACTAGGATCATAGTATCTTGCAACTACTTTCACGCCATAGTTACCGCCACCTATTTTCTGAGCTGAATCTAAACTAGTTTTTAATGTAGCACCAACTAATAAATATTCAGTATCTTCTTTATAAGTCGTAATTGCTAAGTCATCAACAGCAACAATACCTTCAGCTAAGAGGTCTCTTTGATTTGTTGCAGCGTTATTAGATTTGTAACTCGCAAAACCGATAGAATTACTTTGTGTTAATACATTGGTACCAACCAAAGACATTCTATCTTCTGGATTTAATACTGTCTGTGTAGAACTAGCATTTTTAGTTACCGGACCTAGAATATAAGGATCTTTTTCAAAATCGCTTGAAGGAATAACTACATATACTTTAGTATTCTTCGCATAACCTTTTAAATTTAAATCATACGCATAAAATGTACTATTTTGATATTTTACTTTATATTTGCCAATAGATTCATCAACTTTGTCAACAATAGTCGCTCTAACTGTTTTGTCAAATTTGACAGAGGATACTTTGTCCGCAGCTAAAATATCTATACTGTCTAATAAATCTTTAGCTATACTCATCCTTGTATCTCCTTTCGCGGCGGGGTCGCCGCAATCTTCTTTTATCTAGGTACGACGGAGCCCGGAGGCCCCGCCGCATTTTCCTTTATATATAAACTAGTAAGTTCTGCGATTACCACTCGCCCTTTGACTTGCTAGGTTAACTAATTCATTAAATGCTTGTTTAATTTCTCTTGCAGATTCAACCGCTGGGAAATCAGCATTAATAATAATCTGTTGTTCATTAGTAGTGCTATTATCTGCATTCGCAACTGAATTAAACAATCCGCCAATGGCACCACCAACTTGTGACATAGCCGCCGCCTTGAAGTCAGCAACTTTATCCATAACTTGGCTAGCTATCTGTGCTGCCGCAAGCATATTAGGAGCATCTGTTGAAGTTAGAACATATTCATTCGGATGAACTACAGCCAGTTCAGCACCGCCGCCAGTCCAGCCGCCCTCATCATAAGAACTTAATTGTCTTAGTACCTGACTAATTGAATCTACATTCTCATCAATACTTCTAATATCTTCTCCACCAACTCCATATCTTGCTACACCAGTTGTACCATTTTGATAATATGCATTACCAAGTAATGTATTGGCAGTAGAATTAATTTGCGCTTCACTTAAAGCCTTATATTGTTCAACCACTTTAGCAATCGCATCAGCAAATTCTTGTACTTTATTGATAACATCACCATAGGATGTAATCAGTTTATCATTATCAAGTAATAAATCTTCAGTAGCTTTAATAGTACCTTCCATATTAGTAGTTAAATCATCAAAGTGTTGTCCAGTTTCATTCTGTACATCCTCTAAATTCTTAACATACTCTTGTTGATTATCACTCGCATCTGACATAAACTGTGCTAACATATCTCTAATGCGTTCGCCCAAATTATTACCTAAATCAGCTACCGCCGCAGGTAATAAATTAGTTACATCATTAAATGTATCTTTTACATCCTCGGCAACACCATCGAATGAGCTTGTATAAATTTCAGTAATAAATCCATCAATTAAATCTACATATTCTCCACCTGGTTTAAACATTTGTTCAAAAACTTTATAAGTATCTGAATCCATACCAAGTGCAGCCATAAATTCATCGCCCATTTGACCGAATAATTCAGTAGCTTCAACTCCAGTAGCTTGAGATAATTTTCTCATCATCTCTGCATAGTCATTGGCAGTTTTAGTAGTTTTCTTAATATACCTCTCTTGTAATAATGCCATTTGGTCATTCCACTCTTCAGTATTAAAGCCATACTTTTCAGAAATTTCAGCAGCTTCTTCTGCAAAACTATCCATTTGGTCATACATTCTATCTACGGTATCTTTAAAGTCTTCTTTAACAAGCAGTCTTAAATCCTCTATTGCATCTCTTAACTCTTGTTGCTTTTGTGCAACATCATTAGTATCTGCAACATACTGATACCTGTAGTTACCTTGACTATCTCTACGGAGCCTCATTTTAGTCTTATTATTCTGTGCATCTTCTAATGCTTGACGCTTCAGAATAATATCTAATTCTTTTTCAGCTATATCTAAGTCTATTTGTCTTAATTCAGTTTGACTTTCAAGATTCTTAGTAGTAGCATCTAACCACTTATTTAATTCTTTTTGATGTTTTAAATTAGCATTACCAATAGCTTCTTGTGTCTTTTGAATCAGATTATAAGTACCATTAGCTCTAGATAATGAATCTAAATATCTTTCATCATCATCTAAGAAATCTTCCCAAAGTGTTTGGCGTTTATTCCAATCACCACCTGCGAAGGTATCTTTAAGTTGTTTAGCTAATTGATTAAAAATGGCTTCATATCTATTATAGAAATAATCAGCAGCATCTTTAATACTGCTATTTAAATCTTTAACAGCATCTTCCCAATTTTTGCGGTATTCTTTCCAAGCATCACTACCCTCTGCAACAGAGTTCATTTGTTGGAACCAGAAATCTCTTTCCTTGGCAAGAAGTTGAATATTTCTTATACTATTATCAGCTTGCTGTTGATATAAATTAGCCATTTGACCATAGGCCTCATCGCCATGAAGCATTTCAAGCATATCAAGATTGTGCTCAATCAAATCATTAATTTGTTCATATTCATCTTTTTGTTCATCAAAAGCATCTTGAGCATCATCTATAGCATCCATCCAATTATCATGAATATCTTCTTGAATATCTGCTATATCCTCACCGCGTTTCATAAGTTCTTCAGTATATTTCTGCAAGTCTTCCATTGCAGATTTCATATCATCATGGTAAGGTGAAGCATTATAATTACCTCTATTCATTTGTGCTATTGCATTTTGAATATCCTTAACATGTTGAACTAATTCTTGGGTATCTTTTAGAGTATCTTGCCCTATACTTAAACCATAAGAACTTAAATTAATATAATCATCTTCTTTGATTTGATCAAGTACATCACGTCTAAATTCTTTTAAGTCTTTTTCAAAATCAGCCGTGTCTAAATGCAAATCAATAGTATAATTGAAACGCTTAATATTGTTCTCAATCATATCATTTAATGCATCTTGGTCATCTTGAAGCTGCTTATTATAGATGTCTAAATCTTTTTCATAGGCATCTATAGCCTTCATCATAGCCTCATAATCTTCAGTTGCTTTTTGATATTTAGCATTATTATCTTCACTCGGCTTCTTCTGTGCTTTATTATATAAATTTTCAACCTGTTTTTGATATTTAGCTAAAACATCAAAATAATTAGAAATATCTCCATCACTATTAAAACCAAAACCATAATTACGAGATAATTCTTGCTGTTGACGTTTAACTTCAGCAGTAGCAATATCAGCTTTTTGCTTGATTAACTTACGTTGTTTTTCTAATTGTTGATTCTGTTTAACAAGATTATCAAGATATTGTTTACCAGTTAATTTCTTTTCTTCTTTTTGAAGTTTCTTTAAATTATTTTCAACAATGCCTAATTGACGATTGACATCATGGTAAGGGTCTTTTTTAATTTCTTTTTTCTTCGCTGGTTGAACTTTTTTGCCTTTTCCGCCGCCCTTTTTACCTTTACCACCTTTACCTCCGCCGCCGCCGGATTTTTTACCTCCGCCACCGCCGTTTTTCATCTTAAATCCACCACCAGAAGATTTTCTGGCTGATTTAACTCTTAAAGCAGTAACAGTATCTTGACCAGTTGCACTAGCTTCATCTGGTTCACCGTGGTAAGAAATTGTTGGAACTGCAACAGAAGTTGTATTAACAGTACCATCTGCAGCAATTTGAGGTACATCAACACTTGCAGAATTTATTTCTGGAACAGCACTAATAAATGCTTGTCTTTGTTCTTTCGGTACTTGACGCTCTTCTACTTCAGCATCTACACCCATGCTCGCCAATAAATCAGTTGCTTGTTGTGCAGTCATATCGGCAGAATTAATCAGCTCATTCATAGCCTGAATAGCTTGACTATCATCTACATAGGCACCTACTTCAATATCATCAATACCATTTTGAATTTGTGAATCTAATTCTGCAAATTTTGCTTGAAAATTAGTATCGTCTAATCCTACTTGAGCTAAAATATCTTGTGTCGCAGCCTCTCTTAAGGCATTATAAGCCTCTTCGCTACCATTAGCAGCTTCTCGCATTAAATCAAGATTTTCAGCATCAGTAACAAAATCATCAGAAAGTGAATCATATGGTAAATCAAGCATATCACTCATAGAATCTTTAATTTCATCTATGACTTCTGCTTGATCAATCATATCACCATTGTTTAATACATCTATCCAATCATCATAGTTTTCAGCAATTTCTTCAACTGCATCCTTATAACGAAGAAGTGATTCTGCAACATCATCATAGGCAGCATCATCAGTAGCATCAGATAAACCTTCTATATTATCTGCGGCTTCTCGCAAATGGTCACTTAAAGATTCAAGTTCGCCTATATCAACTTCATCATCACGATGAGTCATATTAGCTAATTCTTCTTTAAGCTCTGCGGCGCGCTCTTTTGTAGTTTCTAATTCTGCTTGTAATTCTGGGTATTGATCTATATATTCTTTAACAGCATCTGTAAGGTTCTGTATATCTGTCTCTGACATAGAACCTTCACTAATCTTATTTTGCCATTCACCTAATTGTTCAGCGTCTTCATATCCTGCGGCTGCGAGATAATCTAATTGAGATTGTTGCCCACTGTCACCCTCCTGTTTAGACGTAAGCTGAGTTTCAGTCATACGAGTAGCATTAGCTAAACCCTCAATTTTTTCTTGTAAAGCATCGGCTTCTTTAACAAAAGGTTGAGCAGAGATACGTTCCATTGCATTTTTGAACTCATCGGCACTCATCTTTAGTTTATAAGTACCATCTGGCATTTTAGCAAAGAACTCATCCATATTATAGCCAGCTGTAGTTAATGCTGCATCAATGGCTGCTATATTATCATCTCCACTAAGTACTTTATCTTCTCCAATACTATCAACTGCAGATTTAGTTTTCGCATAAGCTTCTTCATCTGCTTGAGGAGTTTCACCGCTAAATTTATCTATTAGAGCTTGACCATATCTCTCAAACTCTGACATAGATTCTTCTGCTTTTTTACCTGCCGCTTCACCCGCATTAATTATATCATTTTCTTGCTTAGCTAATTCTTGAGTTTTCCTATACCCAGAAATACGTTCTTGAAGATCTTCTCTGGAAAGATTTTTTAATTCTTCTTCTTCGATAGTAATGCCTGTTAATTCTGAATATGTATCTGCTAATGCTTCTTTAGTAGCACGCATATCTTCTTCGGTAAGCATACTACCCATTTCATTATAACGACGATTATATTCTTCATTAATAGCATCTTTATAATCACTATTTTGATAGCGACTATTATCACCTAATTCACTACTAGCTCGATTACTTTCTAATGCTTCAATACCTTGAGCAGTAGTGTTTAATTCTAATAAACCAGAAGTATTTTCTAATAATGCATCTGCTTGACGCTCACTAATTCCTTCTAATCCAGGAACTTGATTAAGAAGTTCTTTAAATACTGCTGCACTATCGGCATTGCTATCCATAATAGCGCCCATATTTTGAGCAAATACTTGAGCAGCATCATAGATTTGGTTTGAAGTCATACCTGCGCCAGTATCACGACCTAATTGTTCTGCATCAACCAATGCTTGCTGCTTAGTTGCATTTGCTTGTGCTGAAATTGCCGTATTTTGTGCAGCTTGAACTTTATTTAATTGATCATTAAGAACTTGATCAATACCTTTTTGATCAATTTCTAAAATACCATTTTTATTATTTAAAAATTCAGCTAATTCTGGATATTTATCTACTAAAGCAAGAACCTGTTCATTTAATTCTAAAACAGCTTCTTTCCATTCTTGTGTGCCTTCTTTTAATCCATCAAGTGTAGTACGAGCATCTTTTAAACTATCAAGAGAATTTTGTAATTCTACATATTCATCTGCCAATTCAGACGCCGTTTCTTTAGCATCATGTGCCGCTTGTGTTGCTGCTTTAGCGCGATCTTCTTGCGCACTAAATGCTTTAACTAATAAATATATTCCAGCACCAGCTGCAGCTACCGCCGCGACAATAGCCCAGATTGGAATTAAAAGACCCGCCGTTGCAGCCGTCGCAGTTCCTGCAGCTACAGCTTCAGCCTCTTCAGCTGCAGCTAAAGCTGTAGTAGCTCCTGTCTCAACTGTTTTAGCTCCTATAGCAACAGTTCTTGTTGCAACTTCTTTTACTTTAATACCAACGTTTACTAAAACAGCTTTACTATTTGCAAGAAGACCTGCTGTTTCAGCGTTCTCTAAAGTACTTAAAGTAGCCATTGCGCCACTTAAAGTTTTATATTGACTAATTAGCATTGGAATTGCAAAACCTAAAGACATTATCACTTGTGATAATTTATCCATAGCACTCGCATTTTCATCAGTTAAAGTTCTAAATAATGATGAAAAAGTTCCCCATGCAGTTGTAAGTATCCCAATACTACTTGTCCAAGCATCTGTACGAGCCTTGGCTTGAGCAATAGTTGCTGCATAATCAGTTTGTCTATCAAAACTGTCTTGACGTTGACCTTGTTCAGTTCGTCTTTCTTGCGCAATAGCAGCTTGTTTATCTGCTTCAGCGGCAGCTTGCATTCTAGCTGTAGATTCAGCATAAACCTCATCAACAATTTGTTGTTGAATTTCTAAAGCCTCTTGTTCATACTCAGCAATTTGTTGCTCGCTTAAATTTTCTTGTTCTGCCATTGACAAATGCTGTTGTATAGTTTGTAATCTACTATTAGAATATTCAGCAACTTCAATTTGCGCTTGTAATTCTTCCTGTAAAGCATCTACATATGTTTTTTCTCCAGAAATAAATTCTTGCGATATATTAGCTTTAGCTAATTGTTGTTGCATAGATGCTTCTGCAATGGTAGCTTCTTTTTCTAAAGCGCCAATATATGCCTGTTCTTCAATTAACTGTTTTTGCTGTTCAGCCGTTAATCCTCTACGAACTTCTAATAATTTTTCAGCATTTTGTTGATTAACAGTGGCTTCTGCAAAAGCTCCCTGTTGTTGTGGAGTTGCAGTAGACATATTTAAATTACCTAGATCAGTTTTTATTTGGTTTACTTTTGCTGCCCAGTTATCTAAATTTTGTTGAGCAATTTGAGAATTAACTTGAAATTGTCCAATTGCTTGTCCAATTTGATCTCTAAATACAAAAGCAACAATAGAACCAAAAGCAGTAACAGATTTAATTCCGCCACCAAAACCTTCGAGGAAATTATCTAAAACTTGTACAAGATTTCTAATAGTATCAATACCAGCATTAATTTCATTACTATCAATTAATGTAGTATATAAATCTTGATAAGTTGATTTTAATTCGTTTAAATGTGCTTGTGTAGATTCTAAATATCTATTATTCTTTTCATCTAATGCACCTTGAGCATTTAATGAAACATTTAACATATCAGAATACTGTGTCCAGTTATCAAATAACGCAACTAGATTATTCATCTGACGTTGGCCTGCCATGGTTTGCGCTAAGTAGATTTGTTGTTCTCTACCCATTGTTCCCCATTTTTCACCAATCTCTTCCATAACTTCGCCAGTATCTCTTAAATGTCCCGTAGCATCAAGTACATTTATTCCCAAACTGGCCATTTTGCCAGTATAATTACCGAGAGATATTTCAGCTTCATCAGAACCTGTTTTAATATCATTAATACGAGCATAAATAGTCTTTAATGCATTACCAACTGTTTCTGGCGCTTGTCTAGTTGTTGCAATAATCGTTGATATTTGAGCAGTAAGTTGGTCCATATCAACACCCATATTGTTAGCAACAGATGCGACCTTAGACATAGCTGTAGCTAATTCTGCTAAATTTGATGCAGAACTATCTGCTACTGCCGCGAGTTTATCAACATAATCAGTTTCAGTACCAATTTGTGCTTGGAAACCATTCCATACCGCGGTTAAGTTTTCAGCTACTTCAGATGCTCTTGCTCCAGTTACATTAGCTGCTTTAATAGTAGCTTCTGTTCTATTCGCAACAGCTTCATCACCTAAACCCTGTTGATAATATGCAAGAGCTGCTTTAGTATAATCTAAAGTATTAGCTCCCATATTTTTTGCGGCGGCATTAGCTTGCTCAGCAAATCTAGACATTTGATCTGCCGAATCACCAGTAACAATTCTAATATCCGTTAATGAAGTATCTAATTGTTTTGCATAATTATAAGCATCACGAATTGCACCTGTCATAGTATTTAAAACACTAGATGCAACACCCCATTTAACAGTATTAGTCATAGTAGTTGCCATATCATTTAACAACTTATTTTGTTCTTTTAATTGAACATTTGTGTTTAAAATAGAAGTTGCTAATTTACTATAAGCAGCTACACCGGCATTACCTTGTCCAATTAAGCTAGCTCTTACTTGTTCACTGGTAATACCCGCTTGTTTTAATCCTTCATTGAACTTAGTAATATTTAAAGTACCTAAATCTTTATTAAAACTAGATTCTAAAATTGATGATAGCTGTCTAGCCATAGTACCGGCTTCTTCCAACTCTTTTGTTAACTTACCACCAGCTTTGGCATTATTCATAGTGGTAGTTATTTGAGTCAATTGTTTTTGAAGGTCTCTCAAATTATTGCTATTAATTTGAAAGCCAACTTCAAAATTAATTTTGTTTTGACCAGCCATCGTTTCCTCCTTTTAATCTCTTATATAAATTATTTATGTTTTTTTCACATAAATAAAAAATTGTCTTTACTATCAAAACATGATAATAAAGACAATTCAATTAACTTAATCTGGCCTTATTAAATTACTTAATATCTCTTCCGCCATTAGCCGCACGTGCAAAATCCACTACATTTTGATATTGCTCTGGATTAAAATTATCTACTATTTGAGCGGCGGCCTCTGCATTCGCAGGAAGGTCTCCAATAATAGACTGAAGTACTGCGGCCGCAGTCTGTTTATATTTAAGTCTATCTTCCCTAATTCTTTCCATATAGTCAAGAAGCATATGATATTCAGATTCTTCCATATTAGCAATTACTTTTGGAATTAATCCATTACATTGCATCAAATCATATAATTTAGCTAAATCTTCTTTTTGTTTATCTGTAAAACTAATATTAGTATAAAGAAATACTATATATAGATTAAAATACATATCAAGAAGTGCTTCATTATAAATTCCATCTTCTTCAGACCTTTGAAGAGCGATCTGAACTAAATCAATTTTGTCTTCAATAGGAAGATATTTCTTTACTTCAATTTTATGGTCATTAAATTCAAACTCATTTACCTCTTTATCAAGAGCGAGTTTAAGACTAGCAAATGTTGTTTTCGCCATATCTAATTCTCCTTTTATCTCATATATATAAAGTGCTACATAATTTTTCAATTATGTCAAGTTATCCAACTTTAATAGTAAGTTTAAATTTAGCAGCTATTGCTTGTGCAATTTTATCTATTTCTTCTGTAGCACCTTCTTTTGATAGCTCTGCAATTTGTCTAGCAATCTTACTCATCTGCACTAATTTTGGTAAAGCCTGTCTAAATTGTTCTGTCGTTAAAGCAGGAATTTTAGTGATATTAATAGCTAAACGTACATACTGACCAAAACGAGCCGTAGAAAAGCTACCTGTTTTTACCGCGAATTGTATATTTCCATCTTCTTGCCAAACTATATCACCTTTAACCACAGCGGGAATAGAATCAAATTCAATATGATTCCAATATAAAGCCTTTAAACTTCGATACCATGCTTGTGAAGTCGCACCGGCATTAGTAACCGCACCATCTTCATTGATAACAGCGCCAACATATCCTTCTGCGATAGGTCCCATATTAGTAAAACGTACTGTATATTGTCTAGCTCTTTTATGATTTTCATTTAATTCATGCCAATAAAAACGCCTATCATTATCAGGATTATTAATCATACCTAAAATCGTAGTATATACATCTTTACGTTGAGCAATAGAATTTTGAACCCTTTGTAATAAATCTTGTTCCAAATCTTGCGTTTCCATTACATTTCCGGCACTGATATTACCACGTCCATAGGCTTTAGTAGCTGTTTGATATAATTGTCCAATATGTGCTTCATCTAAAAAACTCATATTACCATCAGTCATTACATAGGTCAAATAGATAGTTCTACCTAAAAAAGAATTTACTCGCTCTTCAAATTGATGTTGCAATAAAACAGCTTGAGCTGAAAAATTATCAACTGTTCGCATAGCATAATAAATAGCTTGTAATTCTGAAGATATAGTTCTTTGAGATTTTACCATCCTAGCAAGTTCTCCAATTTGATGAACTCTTTCTAAAAAAGCATTCGCAGTTAATTGTAAAGCTTGCCAATCTCCTTGTTCTACTTCTGGTAAAGCCTGACTAGTTATGTCTAAAAGTCCTTCTTGAATAATTTGTTCATTCGTCGCCATAGGCTTCACTCACCTCATTTCTGCGGCGGTCCTGCCGCAATAAAAAAAATGGGGAGGGTCTAAAACCCTCCCCACTAACCTCAGTTTTATATATCGATCTGTACATCAACAGGAATTTGTGCGCTTTTATCCCCAGCCGAAACCGTGATAATGGTAGACCCATGAGCCATACCAGTAATTAATCCAGTAGAGTCTACTGAAGCAATACTTGGATCGGCAGAACTAAAGGTCACTACTGCATCTGCGGGATCAACAGTTACAGAGATCCGCTGAGTTCCTCTAACAGCCATTCTCCTAATCTCGGTAGGAGCTACTACGAGGCTTTTAACGGATTGTTCATCATCACCACTTGGTGGTTCCGGTGGAACTATTCCCCCTCGTTTGCGTCAGTGCTATCCTGTGCCATAGGCTCAGTATGTTCCTTAGCAGCTGTATGTGGCATTACGATGTGGTCATCTGTACCACCACTAGCACTGTTGTCAATGTCAGCAGCAATTTGCAGTACACAAAGAACTTGCTTTGTCTTATCGAAATATGTGTAACCTGGGAATGCGTCCATTGTGAAATCAAATGTTGAAGGGTCTCCAGTACCAGCCATTGTGATAGTGAAGTTACTCTGGATCTTAACATTAGGGAATGTTAAGTTAGCAGGCAGGTCTTTACCAGTAGCCTGTTCTCTGAACAGAGTATCAGCCTCAACATAGTATGAACCACCGAATGTACCAGCTGTAATGTCTGCTTCCCAAACGCTTGTTCCTGGGAGATCAACATAGTAGTCAATCATAGCATTAACATTCTTTGCAGTAGCAATAGTAATTTTCTTACCAGTATTATCAACAGTTGCGCCTGTAAGAATTTCACCTGTAAGAGAACCATCATCCTCAGTCTTCATAACATAAAGTGGAGCATCATCAGCGCAAATTTTTGCACTTGCACCAAACTGAGCAACGGCATCAGTCATGTCAAATACACCATTGGCGTCAGAAGAAGCCATGCTTGTCATGTGGAAATGAACATTAGGTTCGTTTTCAGAAAGACCTTCTTTAAAAAGGCCAGCACCAGAAAGGATAGAGAATCCAATAGGTGAAAGCAGAGCGTCTGTTACTGTAAATGTAAGAGTCTTGTCGCCTTCCCAAGCGATAAGTCTAGAGTTACCTCTTCCGCCTTGAGCATAAGTAGTTGTAGCTGCCTGCTCAAGAGTAGAAGTAGTTGCTGTATCAATATAAAGCACTGGTTGTCCAACTTGGAATGTTGCTGTACCAATCTTTGTTGCCTGTTTTGCACGGAAAACAATATTAGCACATTCACGAATACCAAACTTCATAAATGCATTTCCTCCTTAAATTATATCTCCTGATTAGTTAGATGAATATAAATTCTTCATCCAATCTTCAGGCTGTTGTAAATCTTGTGCCCCAGCCAATCTGAAACTCAAATTCTGGTCGAATTGTTGCTTTAAGCTGAAGCGGTTAAATTCATCAAATAATTGAAAGACAGTGTAATTCTTAAATAAATTCATGTCTTTTTGTTCCCCTACTGCTAATATTGAAATATATCTTGACAAAATTGATTCACTTTGTCCTTCAGAGTTTTGACTTTTTATTTCTTTTACTTTTTGGCGGCCGCGCTTAATTTTATCCACAATTGCTTTTGCGGCGGGGTTAGCAGGATTATATTCTCGCTCTCCCTCTGCTTCGCCACCTAGAGAATACATTTTTGCAACAATTTCTCTAAACTCATCAAAGTTCTCTTGATTTATAATATGATTTACACCATCTATTACTATGGCTATCATATTTGGCATTAATAGCACCTTTCCTTCTGGAAACATAAGTGTTAATACCATTTCAATATTTACTCGTTGTAATTGAGATGCAGGGTCCTTACGATTATGTAATAAAGACATTAATAATGTAAAATCATCCAATTGCTCTATTTGTTTAGCTGCCCCTTCGTCTAATGTTAATTTATCTTTACTAAAATTTAAAAAATTAGCACCATTTAAAAAAGCATCTTCTCCAATATAAGCAATTTCTTGTATTGTTGGTTGATGGATTGTTATTTCAGCTGGAGCAAATGGTATATCATTACCCGTTATAAGTAACAATTCATCTACCATTATGAGATAGCCACCTCTCCTATTTGTTCTGTATCTTCAGTAAAGTGTTCTGCTCTATATGATAAAGTATACATTGATATATCTTCATTTAAAACCGCTAAATTACAACCCAAAAATTTATAGGCACCATAACCAGACATTTTAATATTATTACCAGTGCTTCTAACAGTTAATTTATTTTTGTTGGTTAAAGAATTAAGAATACCATCTATATACCCTACAATAGCTAAAGGACGAACTTTATAGTCATCTAAACACCATTCGTCCATATAACAAATAATATCAAAATTAACTGTACAATCTCTAAATTCTGGATTACTTCTATTTGGTGAAAAATTATCAAAAGTAATAAGAATAAAAGAACGAATATCTTCAAATTCTGTTCTTGCAATTTTTGGATTTAATCTAATATATCCCTCTTCAATTAAAGTTCCAAGAGACTTAGAATCAATTAACTTTTGATAATCAGTATTTTCAGTATCTAAACAATCTGGTTTATTAACGACTAAAAGTCTTTTTAAAATGTCACTATATGGTTTAGAATCAACAAACAATGTTTTAATTATTGTTTCTGTATCTTTATCACAAGAGAGAAAAGAACTATAAATAGGTTGTGTCTTAACTAAATCTTTTCTCATAATTTAACTCCTTGTATCTCATAGTGATTTAATAGTAATATATTTTTTCAAATCACCATATTTTATATCAAACCCTTTTCTATATGCTTTTGTAGTTAACACTACAATATTTAAATCATTATTATCATCAATAGAATAAGAAATGATATTATTATCAGCAATATTAACCTCCCACTCTGCAGCGGCAGCACCCTTGGCGCTGAACTTTACCTCATCATAAGGAGCTAATACATCTGGGCCAGTTATTTCACTGTCAGTGGACTGGTCCGCCGCATTCATCTCTCTTATTTGTTGGTCAGTACTTGTATAAGTTTCCTTAAGTGCAACTCTTATAATACCAGAATCTGGATTACTTGCACTGCTACTATAATTATCATTATAGGCTTGTACTTCCCAACTTTTTCCATTAATAATAACTCTATCAAACCGCTTAAAATAAGCTAATGTATCCGCATCTTTTGTGATGTAAAGTTTCTTAGTATAGTTCATATCATTCCAAACTACACCTTTCTTTACATTCCACATCAAAGTTTCTTCATTAGGACCAGTCATCCAACCTCTATAGGTCTTCTCTGACTCAGTTCCATCATCATTAATTACTATGATAGTAATTTCTTCATCAGCTTTTCTAATTTCCCCTCTAAAATAAGCGGTTTCTTCTGAATACTGCATATAAACAATCCAATATGTATCTGGAACCCACTCTTCTTTATTACCATGAATCCATTTAAATACAGTTCCATTGTGAAAATTAGTTTCAACCCAATCATCATTATCTTGAACTGGATCTATTGATACAGTATTCTCTATAAAAGGAATGGAAATTATCTTATCTTCATAATCAACTTTTAATTTGTCATGATTAATTAAACATCTAAAATAATCTCCTTCTTTATCAGAAATTATATTATTTAATGCCGCAATATATTCAGCACTGGTTCTTCCAAATTCTGCACTTGCCGCAGCCAACTCTCCATATTGACTTTCTAAAGCATCTAAAGTAGCAAGTTGATTTTCTGTCAATTCAATTTGATCTTGGATACTAGTAATAATAGCCACAATAGCTTTTATTAAAGCATCATCACTCGCATTATAAGGCTGACATATTGCCGCTTGATAAGAATAATAAAGAGCTTTCCTTAAACCTCTTAACTTATCCTCTCTCATACGAGTCCATTGGTCATGAACTCTTGTTACTTTTTTATATTTCCCTTTGCCAGATACTTCTGTGCCAGATTCATCGACCCTTTTTACCTCGCCATAATATCCAACTCTATTTCGCATATTATTAATACTATCCAACATTTCGATCAATAGTATTGAGTAAACTTAAACATTCAAAAATCGTACATCTATAACGTTCAAAATCATCTTGTTCAGTTAACTCAAATAATCCTTCCATTTTACATAATAAGGAAAAGAGGGTTCTATGTTGGCCGATAAGTAACCTATCCATTCCTTTAAGTTCCTCAAGAAGAGTGTCCAATGGTTTTTCCCAATTGGACCCCTCTTCTCTCATAGGTAATAGTTTATATACTTGATTAATAATACGTTTTAAGTTATCATGAACAGCGACTTCTTCAATTTCAATGCCATTTTTTAATATTACCATTCTTCATCCTCCTCATCAGTAGGATACCAAATGATACCATCGGCAATCCATTCATCATCATCGCCCTCTTCATTAACTGGCCAACCATCGCCAATTGTCCATCTTCTATCTTCTGGTTCCATAATCTTAGACATAGTAGAATGAAATATTCCGTGTCTATCTCTAACTCTACGTTTATAAAGTCTTTGTAAATGAAACCCCTCTCTTTCATAATCTTTCTTAAGCATTAACAGCTTTTGCATATGATTTGCTTGAGAGGTAAATTTAAAATCAGCACCACTATACTTCATGCGAGTATTTTCAACAGAAGCAAGTTGTTGACCAAGCCATTCAACTACCATATATGTAGCAAGAATATTAATTTCTTCTGGAATTAATCTCCCCTTAAAAGCACCTTCCATATAAGTATTACCTTCTGCATCAGTTTCCTCATGATGGTTTAACTTATATACAAGCGGCGTTCTAGGAAATTCAAACTTATGAACTGCGGTAAGAAGCAGCTCCCTAGCCATTGCCGCAGTTTCTTCCTCGGTTAATTCCATATACATATCATCAGTAATTTTAGCATAAAAACTATCATATATCTTTGAGAAGGATGTATACTTTACTTTTTCACTCATATTATCCTTCCTTTCGTATAGTTATTTATCCTCTATAACTTTAACAACCCTACGAGTAGGAGCCTTTTCTTCTTTCTTTTCTTCCATCTTTGGAACTGCTGCTCTTCTCTTGCCATTTTCATGTTCTTTATTAGAACCTTCATTAGCATTTCTTTCCATTTCAACAGCAAAATCTACATCAAATCCAAGTTTATCTCTAATAACTTCTCTCTTCTGAACATCATTAAGCGGAAGTTCTACAGCTAAATCTTTAATCATGTCAAGTACACCAGCAGGCGCAAAATCAAGACAGTCTAAAAATTCATCTAAGGTACCATACTGAAGAAGATACTTTACGTTCTTCTCGCCATAATAATACTCAGGTTCTACTTCACCGAGAAGCTCTTCTACTGCGGCCGCATCATCAAGAACTAAACAATTCTGTAACATATACATACCGCCAGGAATCCAGGACAGCTTCTGTAGTTCCTCGAAAGTTAGGTCCTTAGTCTCGCCAGGCTGAAATTGTCTATTTAAATTTCCTAAATCTGGAATGATATAGCCTACACTACCTTTATCCCTATTCGTAACCTTGATAATCTTATCCTTATCTACCATTATCGTATAACTCCTTTTATCTCCTTAATATACAAAGAAAAGGGGAAGATTAAAAACCTTCCCCGTATATATTGTATTTATTCAATCAACTAATTAGTGATTTTAAGACTACTGTTAGTGTATACACAGATACCAGGGTTAACCAGAAGAACACCAACACCGAACTTACGGTAAGTCTGGATCTCTCTTGACCAATCCTCTTGGCTCTCAACTTCACGTACAGCAGTTTCGCCCTCAAACGCAACCTTGACTGGCTTATCGCTACCAGTTGGGATAATGTAAGCCTTAGAAGGATCCATTACCTTAACTGCGTTATCAATGTCTGTGAATGACTGAGGCAGGATAATAACATTATGTCCCTTATAAGTAGCATAATATCCAACATCCCAACGCTCTTGCTTCATTTCATTAGAAGCCCATCTGTCATCTGGAATCATTGTTGCAGCGAACTCAAATGTGCAGTAAATAGTAGACTTACCATAAACATCAGCTGTCTGGATCAGTCTATCCATCTGAGCTTCTACGAAACCAGTTTGGCTAGTCTTGTTCTTAGCAGTTACCTTAGCAACAGCAGCATCAAGACCCTTAGCGATTTCTCTGTAAACAGCTTCGTCCATACCCTCAAGAATGAGGTCATAAACATCACTCATTTGGATTCTGCCATCAAGGAACTCTTCGAATCCAATCTGAGCAGCTCCGCCCCAAGCGCTTGTAGGAATTTCATAAGTATCTCCATCAAGCTTGAAGACTTCATATCTACCAGCAAGACCAACTCTTGTTACGAAGTTGTTCTTAGCTCTAATTCTGGATTTAGCACTGATTCTTGTTGAGAATACAGGCTTATCTCCCTGTGCATATGTCTTAACTTCTGCGAACTGTCCGTAGTTCTGCATAACTCTTGCAGGAAGAATTTCATCAACACCAACCTCGATAAGTTCGAAGATGAGGTCTCTATTTCTTCTATACTCACGGAAATTAGAAGCAAGTTCATTCATTTCTTTTCTAAATGTCTCATTTAAAGCCTCGAATGTAAGATTCTTTCCTTCATAAGAGAAGTTAGCAGAAGGATTTAAAGAGGCTTTTGCAGTAGCCTTAGCTAATGCGATTAAATTTGTTCTATCTAAAGCCATTAATCTCTCTCCTTTCTTACTTTACTCTCTGAATCTTAACACCTGGCTGTCCATCAGGCATTGTGTACTCTTTAACAACCTGGAAGCAAGGAACAGATGCGTTAGCAAGACTTGCAGCTTTCTTAAGGTATCCTGTAGTAGCATCTACTTCAAGGTAATCCTTAACGCTTAATGTAAGTCCAGCAACCTCTGCGCTATCACTTGTGTTTGCTCCAAATGTATTTGTTGTATAAATATCTCCAATATTTGTTTTGAAAAGTCTTGGATAAATAAAACCATCTGAGAAGTCAGTAGCTTTTAAAACAAAGTCCCTATGCATTTGCTTACGAGGATCGTAAAGCTTTTCTTCACAATAAACAAGGCACCATTCGCCATCGCCTGTTAATCCTGCAAATCCATCAGCATAGTTATATTTTAAAAACTGGCCCTGCTCGAGTTGAGCAATAGCAACCAGTTTACCATCACTTACAGATGCTGCAGGAAGCTGTGCATAAATCTGGCCTGTCTTTTGAGCAGAAAGATGGTTAGGCTCTACTTGTCCAAAACCGATTCTCTTAATTTGTGCCATATTAGACAACCCTCCTAATTAATTTCTATTCTGAACTTCTTCAACTGATTTTATCCAATCTGGAGTTGAATCGTTCATATCTAAACTAAAAGTAGTAACAGTTTTCTCTGTCATATCTTTATCATTTTTTGATGTATTATCTAAATCAAAATTGACCTTTTTTCTATAACAAATTACTGCTAATTTTGCTTCAATATCTTCAAGAGAATAATTTCTCTTATTCTCCATTACGTCTTTCTTATCTTCATCAGAAAGCATAGAGAACTGAGCAATTAAAGCATCCTTTTCTTTATCTTCTACATCATTTTTGAAAGCAACGAGTTCATTGTAAGATTCTTGAAGTGCAGTATACTTAGCTTCAAGTGCTTCATATTCTGCATCAGTATGAAGTGCGCTACTCTTTGTAGGAATAGGATCTGATTCTGGATTAGCATCTTCTTCCTCTTCCTCTTCTTCTCTTTCTGGAGCGCCGCCAACTTCATTACCAAGTTTAGTACGCTCTGTATGAGATTCAGCAGAATCATCTTCTACTTTTACTTCAAATTTCTTCTTATCTTCGTCATCTTCCTCTTCTTCATCATTTGCATCTTCTTTAGATTCTTCTTGAGCGTCTTCTTGCTCCTCTTCTTCTTTTTTAACAAATTCTGAAGAGCTTGATGTATCTTCTGCTTCTTCTTGAGTTTCTGTAAATTCAGTTTGAACGATTTCGTCCTCTGTCTTTACTTCATCTACAATGATATTAGCATTGTCCACTGTATGCTCTCCTTTCAATGCAAATTCTAAATCCTTCATCATACTATATAAAGTACGATTGAAGTTTTCATCAAGAGTGAATTTAGGTGCTGTAACTGCGGCGCCTTCGAAACAAGGCTCAACATCTTCACCTAAAATACAAAGCTTTGACACTACTGCGTCAGTAATAATAAAGAACTCTGCACCAGTTGCTGAGTTCACACTCCAATGACCATCAAGATGCTCATCGTCTAGTTCCATAGATTGTGGGCGGCCGCCGTTCTCTAAAGCTGATTTAGCTTCTGGGAATTGCTCTGTCCACAGGTAACCAGTTGTCATAAGATATTCTCTCTCAACAGCATTACCAAAATCATCAAAGTCATTAAACTTTTGGAACCAAACTTCTGCATCTGGTGAAACAAAACCATAAGGCTTTGTTAAACAATTAAAATGAATACCATCTGCATCAAGAATTAATTGGTCACCATGGTCTCTGAAGTCCTGCTTATCATCACTATAATAACCAACGATAGGAGCGCCGCGTAATGTCTTAGCCATTTCTGTAGCTACATCCTTATTGATATAACTACCATTACGATTTTCACCTATGTAAAATACCTTAATTTCACATTTTGACATTAACGGATTAATATCAAGAGGTTGAAGATTAATGAATTGTGGTGATTCAATCGTCGCTATAGATTTATGTGGTAAACTCATTTTCTATCTCCCTCTTACATAGACTCTCTATTAGCTAATGTTTTATCCGATTTTTCGTTATCTGGTTTCTCTGGGCGGCCAGCCTCAGAGTCACTTGAACTAGAACTTGAGGATCCGTTAGACGAGCCCGCGCCATTCTTGTTTCCGTTTCTCTGTGCCAGTGCTTCAGCGTTCATAGTATTTGATGTAAGTGGAGGAACAAATACGCTGACCAGATCCAGAACATCGTTCTCGAAGTAAGCAGTAGCTAAAATAGAACTTTGAGATTGGCCTAACGCAATCTGAGGTAACATCTTTGAGTAACCCATCTGTGCTTGCTCTTTATATAATTTAGCCATCTCTTTGTAATTATAAATCGTAGTGGTTAACACTTGCGCTTTATAATAACACTTTCTATCATTCTTATTATAAGGCTCTAATAATAAGTTTAAGAACCCTTCAAACTGTTGAATTAAATTATAAAGCGATGCTTCATCATTAAGAATAGAATTATTTAAAGCAGTATTACTATTGCTATTAAACTGCATCTGAGATACACCAGCTTCATTATAAACCGCTCTTTCTACTCTTGTTAAATCATCAGTCTGAGTAGTATTACTTTTGTCTGACATATCAGCCACATCTACATCAGCAAATGTAGTTAATACATCAATACCTATTGCACGACTCAACATTCTTACTGCATTATTATGAAGTGCTTGTGCTTCATCAACATCAAACACTAAATCGCCATTTTTATCTATAGGCATCTTCTGAATAATAATCTTCAGTAATTTTTGAGCCATTCTTCTTTGGTCAAGATCCTTTGCTTCATCTAAATCAATAATAGCAGGTATAACTGAAATAAATGGAGGAAAATCCTCACCATTAAGATTAAACTTTATAACACTTTTAATATCTAATAGATACCAACCAGATGAATCACCTGGATCAAGCTTTAAAGTACCATCTTTATACGCCTTATATCCTTTTTTAAATTCAGCAGGGAATAAATTTAATACTTTTGCCCTCTGCTCACTATTAGAATACATATCGTCAAAGAAAGCCATATTAAATTCTACTGCGGGTCTACCGTTTACACTATATCTAGACCTACAATAAGCTGGTGGCAGCTCTTGAACAGACATTTTATTACCATTAGGAATTAAATATCCATAATAGCAACCAAATCTAATAACTTTTAAAGCAACATCACCAAAAAATTTCTTTACTTCAAATTCATCAAGATATTTCAATGCTTTAAAAAAGTTTGTAAGTATTTTATTTCTATTATTATTACTTAAACTAACATCTGCATCTGCCGCAACACCCAAACCGCCATTAATATAAGGTGTTACCACCCAGTCATATCTATATAAATATGCCATATATCTACATAATCTATTATAAATACCACTTGTTCTATAATAGAAATTAGAAATCTCTCTTAATTTTGGTAAGTCTTGGTTTGCAATAGCCTTTAATATATAACTTTTGGTTCCGAATTGCTTATTTGCTTTCTTAAAGCTACCTAAATCATTAATAGTAGCATCTTGAAGTATTTGCGCACCAACTCGAATTTTAGAAAAAGCATGATTTCCTACTAAAGTAGGTGATACATCTTCGGTGTTATCACCAACAGCCAAAGGAATATTAAATCCTTTGTTCCTAATTTCTTCAATTCTGTTTATCAAAATAACACCTCTCACTTTTTAACTTTATTGTATCAAAATTTTTTAGTTTTGTCCAATTTTAATAACCAGCTAAACTAAAAATATAATCATAGTTTATTCGATGCTCATCAGTATATGGGATAGCAATCAGTTTAATGCCATGCTCTTCGCAATAAATGCGCTTCCGCATGTCATTAAACTGTTGCTTACGTAATCCTTCATATCCACCAAACTTACTTTTAGCTTGGTAATGTTGTATTCCTTGATATTCAATCAAGAAATCTATATCTCCGTTGTCATCGAATACACAAAAGTCAAATCTAAGAGGTCTCCCAGAAGAAGAAACTAAATCTGGAAAAGAATATTCCTCAACGAAATCTACTCCCGCCGCCCTAAGAATATCCTCTATTTTAATTTCTCCTCTACTTGCTCTCATTTTATCTCCTTCTTTTGTGTTTGCTATTGTATTTTTAAAATCAAGTTAATTTAATTTTTGAAAAATGTCCTTACTTTTTCACTATAGCTGCGGCCGCAAGCGTTCTAGGACCAACCCAGCCATCGCCTTGACCTTTACCAATTTCTGCTTCTTGGAATTGTTTAGTATATTTTAATGTACCATCTCCATAAATTCCATCAACAGTAACAACTGTCTTGCCAAAATACCAATTCAGATATTTTTGCCATAATTCAACTCTGCTGCCAACCTCACCATAATACATAGTAATAGTAGCATTAACTGAAGAATTATATCTATGTACTCTTGGGAATCCTTTGTATCTAGCATCAGTTAAGGTAGTAACTCTAATAGAATTATTCCATTTTGTAGAATTTCTCTTATTGTCGTCACCGCTACCAGCTTCGGCAATTTTTCCATCACCAATATATAAAGCTACATGGGTATCTTTACAAAGCACATCGCCAGGCTTTAAACTTGATTTAGCAGGATGACCAAGATTGGTAAATAAACTAGATTTAGCATATCCACTGTTCTTGCCGAAATCCCAAGAACCAGTGTTTCTACATAAACTAAGTGCCTTAGGTACACATCCACCATGTGCCCAAGCCGCACCTACAAATGGATTACAGCAATATGTAAACTTAGGGTCTAACATATTACGTTTTTGTTTACCATTTGTTCCGCAGAAATAACATCCATTATGGTGAGCATTAGCACCCTTTGCTTTATTAGTATATCCATAATGGAATCTATTATCTCCTGCAATCCATTTTGCCCATTTAATTGTATCTGCAATAACTTGAGCATTAGATTTCCTTACTGTTGTAGTAGGTAAAATTCCTGAATAAGTCTTCTTGACGGAGGCTTTCTTCTCCAGTAATTCATTGACCTTCTTCTGTACTGCATCATAATTATATCCAGCGGCAATAAGTTTCTTTTTACGTGCGTCTCCGCTACCCCATTTGCCATCAATAACCTCCTGTGCAATTACATCAACAGATTTCTTTTTAGGAGCTAATAATTCATTAACTTTCTTTTGAACTTCATCATAATTATAACCGGCTGCAATTAATTTCTTCTTTCTTGCATCGCCGCTTCCCCACTTACCATCTATAACTTCTTGAGCAATAACGTCTATAGACTTCTTACCTGGATTTAACAGTTCATTAACTCTCTTTTGAACTGCATCATAATCATAACCAGCTGCTTGCAGATTCTTCTTTCTAGTATCGCCAGAACCCCATTTACCTGCAATTACTTCTTTAGCAATCTCATCAATGGTTTTCTTCTTTACAGCTCCACATACAACTTCAATAATATGATGTGAATCAATTTTGCTAATAATATAAGAAGTTGTAGCACCAACTACCTTACCATCTACTTTAATGCTCTGTACACCCATGCCAGCATTTGGCTTGATAGTAATAGTTACATTTTGTCCCGCCATATAACGGTCACTATAAGTAATTGTACCATTACTGCAAGAAGTAAGAACAATAAATGTATTAACACTAAACACACCATAAACTTTTCTGTTAGACATGTGTGATGATTTTACATTAAGTGCAGCTCTATTAGAACCAGGCTTATTATTATCATAGATTCCTGCAGCATGACCTGCGTGATTAAATAATAAATTACCTTTATTATCTTTGTAAGCATAGGAAGCAGTATGTCCCATGAAGCCAATAATATCGCCTTCTTTAATCTTTCCCTCTTTAACCAGCTGTGCAGTAGTTTTTTCAGGATATTTAATACTACTCCAATATTTTCCATTAATACTATTCATAGCTTTAACAGAATTGTTATAAAAACTATTTTGAATAGCCTTACTATCATCATTACTACCAGTTGAAGTAATAATTTTATATCCCTCTTTAATTAAACCACAACGCATAGCAACAGTATTTGGAAAAGTAATACAAGTTCCCCAATCTTTAGAACTTGCAATTGTTTTTTTCCATCTGCTCCAGTTATATTTAGCATTATAAGACCAATTATATTGAGCTTTACATGCATCAAACCAAGGCTTCATAGCTTCTTTACGGGATTTCATATGTACAGATACTTCATTAATTCTTTTTTGAATTATATCATAATTATATCCCGCAGCTTGGAGTTTCTTTTTCCGTTCATCACCGGAACCCCATTTTCCATCAAATATTTCTAATACAATTTGATCAGTTGTTTTAGCCATATTTTTCTCTCCTTTTATTTCTGATCCCAATAGGCAACATAGCATTTATTCATATCTACTCTACCTTTAATTCCTTTTACAGAACCGCTAGAACTATATTGCCACATTCCAAACCAGTTAGGATGTTTATGTGTAATTTTTGAATTATATTGTGCAATCCAAAGTGGATAACTTGTATAATTCGCAGTTTTAATATAATTATTAAACCAATTTAAATTAGCATAAATTCCAGGTTTGCCGCCAAGAGCCTTCATTTTATTAATAAAGGCAAATGCAGATTGATTTGCATAACTACTTAATGAACTAGCTTCTAAATCAATATATAATGGCATGTCTGGATTATATTGCTTACAAGCATTATAAAGTCTTTCAGCTTCTTTTTCTGCGGCCGCCTTAGTTTTAGCTCTGCTAAAGATATAGGCACCAACATGAAGCCCTTGTGCTTTTGCAGCTTTCATGTTTTTATCAAACTTGCTATCAAGAGTACTACCATCTGCATATCTAATAATAGCACCATCTACTCCGTCAGCTTTTACTTTTGCCCAATCAATATCTCCTTGCCACACAGAAACATCAATAACTTTATATACAGATTTTATTGGAGTTGCGGCAGGAGTGCTTAGCGTCTTACTAGCACTAGAACTACTAGAGCTATTTGTAGCTGGTTTTAAGTCGCCATTAAGCCATTTTTGTACAGCTTTTGAAGTATTTGGTCCCCAGTATCCATCTGGATTACTTAAACCAAGATATTTCTGAAATGCTTTGATTGTATTTGGACCAAGTTCACCGTCTGGATCACTTAACTTCAGCATTTTTTGTAATGCTCTAATACAATTACTACCGCCGCTACCATAGGAGATACCACTACTGAATCCGCTATGATACTTCTTTAAAGATTTACTTTGTCCACTAATTTTTCCATCCTGTGTTGTTCCCATCTTCTTCTGTAAAGCCTTGATGGAAGCTGGACCAAATTTACCATCAACAGCTAACTTACCTGGGGTTGGAGTTGGATCAACAGAAGGAACTGGCGCATCACCGCCGCCAATACTTCCTGCTGGTGGATCAGCAGTCCAAATCTGCGGAATTAATCCCGCCATAGTCGTTTCATAGCAGTACCAACCATCATGATGTCTGCCGCCTGAATCTTTGCAATAAAAATAGTGTTTTCCATTCTGAACCTTGTAATCAACAAAAGCTACATAATGTCCACCTGTTGTCCAAGTAACACCGCCTCTGCTGCCGCCTCTGAATAGAATAACACCAAATTTATATTTTCTATCTTTTAATGTCTCCCAAACACTTTTCATATTTGGATGATTAATAACACTAAAACCATAATGTTGAAGTGTTTTTGTAATTCCTGCCCAAAGAGTTCCTTGATTCTTAATTGCAAATCCTTGATTTACCATATAAGGTCTTAAATCTTTAGGAGTCCAATTTTTATATTTATCTAATTCTATTATTACATGCAGACAAGCACAACAACCGCATCCACATCCACCAAATGTAGAACCTTTTGGATAAGGTAAACTTGCCCATCTAGAATCAGCCTGTCTATAAATATTTTTATTCATCTAATACCTCCACTTCTTCAATTATTTCATCACTAAGTGGTGCAGTATAGAATCTCTCGCCAATATAATCATCTTTCAGTTCTTCTTTGATTTGACGAGTTACACCTGTTCCATGACAGCTAGCTTCAGTAAAGTCTTCATTATAGTAATATCCTACTGCTGCAGCAAGCACTAGGAAGATATAAATAACTATTTTTGCTGAAAATACTGTCAGAATATCGAACAGCGCAAATCCAGTCAGAACAAGAGCAAGAATTAGAGCAATCCCTCTAATACGAGTACCTCTATTCATTTAAACCTCCTAACTAAAATGCGGCCGGTGCTTGGGTTCCGCGCCCGAGCTGCCGCCGCAATCTATGAGAAGAATAAGAAATCATTAATATTTCTCTTTTTCCGTTTTCTCATTCTCTCTTCTTCTTTTTTTATGTAATACATTCCATATACAAAAGCTGAGAATCTATCCTTCTTTATACTTCTGCTGGACTGTTTTAGAATAATATTAACTCCTTGATTTTCTTCAACTAAATTTAACATCTGTGCTTTGAGAGCTGTGGTAAGAACGAATGGCATCAACCTTTCATTTCTCTGTTCGGAAGTCATATTTTGACCAAGTTTAGTAGACATCAGTTTAGTTTTAGCTGTTGCTTCATCTATTAAAAACTGCACCCTGCCGCTGCTCATTTGTGTCTGAGTATAGCTATAGGCCTCAGTATTAATAGGAGCATTAGCTTTAATTAGATACATAGCATCTTTTTCTACATCAGGTGCTTTATTTACATCCTTATATTGATTTATAATATCCTCAAAAGTGCCACCTTCTACTCCAAATGGAGGAAGAATATCACCATTATCCGGATCAACCTGTGCTTTTGTCATAAAATCAATAAGTCCAACACCTAAACCATTAGCATCTATTGCCATAGTTCTTGCTTTGTATCTATAATACAACTTCTTTAAATTAATAGCTTGTTTTTCAAAATCTTCAGCTTCATAACTGAACATATTAACCAAACTCTTAATTGCAGAACCTTTAGGTTGTGGTGTAACCTTAAAAATACAAGCCTCAGTTGTACATCCTATTCTACCAACATCCACTCCGATAACATAGAAAGCAGTTTTACTACTTCTATTGCTATATTCATCTTCTGGTTGATTTAATACTCTATATTTATCAAATTTCTCCGCAGAATAGAAAGCATTTTCTGCATCTCCACTCCAAATACTTCTATACTCACGGTCAAAAGATTCATCATTGAATGTACCTTGCATACGTAATTGGTCAACGAAGTCTTCGTTGAGTAGTCCTTCGCAAAC